GGTGTAAGTCCAGGCGTGAGCTACAAAGCCGGATACGGGATCGACATAGCGGTAGCCCTCGGGAGGGCAGTCGCCCATCGTGTTAATAAGGCACAGACGAGTATTCGGGGCTGACATTGCGTTTTTTCAGGAAGCGTTTCCATGGGGAATCGGGGCGATCCTCGCTGGTGGAAATATCGTTGGGTGAAAGATGGCACCGCGCTGCGGCCACCTGCGCCGTCACCACATCGGCGTCAGCCAGGTCCGGGGAATGCCTGGTGCGGTCTTTCATCTTGGCCTTGGTCTCCAGGGAAATGTAGTTGCCGCGCATGGTCCACCAACGGCGGCAGAACTCCATGGCTGACTCGGGATCGAGGCCACGGATCTGCTCGTTGAGCAGGATCAGCCGGAAGAAGAACCAGAGTTCCGTGACTCGCCGGTCGTATTCCTCGTCGGCTCGCTTAGGATTGGTGTTAGACACAGGATTTCTGGATGGTCTGCCTCCAAATTCCACACATAAGATTTCACGCGACCACTCTCGCTGGAAAATTGAAGCGAGGCCACCACCTTCCCCGGTGGAATCCAAACCGAAATAATACGGGGTAACTCCTTCATTCTTGCATGCCTCCTTTACCTGTCGGACAATCTGGTAATGCGCTGGATCGTCCGGTTTGACCTTGGTCTTGACGAATACCTTGCGTTCAAGCCGGAGCGTCATCTTGCCCGATACCTTGCCGCATTTCCCAAAGCGAAGGACGCACCGGTCATCTCCTTCAAAGGCCGGGTCAAGACCCGCGACGGGGATTACCTCCTGGTCGAAGGAACAGTCCGAAAAGGCGTCGGAACGAACGATCATGGGCATGGTTAGGACCGTCTTAACAACGCCCTCCGGTGCCCAGTAACCGCGCCTCATCTGCCAGAATTGCGGCGAATCGACGCCATAAACAGCCGCAGTGGTGTCAATGTCGGCCTGGGTCAGTAATCCCGGGTAATTTGCCGCCTTATTGGTGATATTCGGGCTTTTCAGGCCGTCCAGATGAATGCAGACGCCTCTTTTTGTCTTCCAGGAGCTGGATTCTACATCCACGCTGTCCCAGCCGTTAATTGGCTCCGACATGCGCCCGTGCGGGTCAAGCATGTCGTCAGCGTTGCCTAATCCGATGAACTGGAAGGATTTTGCTCCTGTTTCAAGGTTGACGCACGCCTCAACGATGGCTTCAGGCGTGTAAGGCATCTCATCAACGATGACGACCATGTTAGGAGCGTGGAACCCGATGATTTTCCCGATTGCCTTGTCGATTTCACCTTTATCGGTGGCAAGCCCGAAGATTCCCGCGTCATCGTGGCCCTTGCGGTATTGAATGCAGTTTCGAGACTGGACCATGTGACCAAATAAGGGTCGAAGTCGATGGAAATGACTGATTTCCTTCCAGACTCGTCGGCGGAGACCGTCCAGCGTGGTTGAGGTGACGATGACAACGGTGTCTTTGGGGGAGGAATAGAATCTAGCCAGTCCAAAAAGTCCTGCGGAAGTTGTTTTCCAGGAGGCAGCGGGACCAGTGACGGTTGACCAGGGATTTTCGGCAAAGGTTCGCTGCATCCAGTCCGACCAGTCGTTCCAGATGTAGGTGTTGGGGTGGTATTTGTTCCAGGTGAGATCAATGGCGTTCTTAAAGTGCTGATATTTGCCCAGCCCAAGCGGAGGATCGTTGTGGAAACACCACAGCTCAATCGCCGCCTGGTCTTGAGTCGGAAAGTTCAGGCCATACATCGTTTGGGACTTCTTTGGCGCGTGCAGCTACTTCCTCGGCATTGACTGTCACCTTAGCCGCTCCAATGAGGATTTCACCTTCAATCAGGCCGCCATCCTCCTCACGCGGGAAGATAATCTGATGAATTCCCGCCACATCACGCACTTTACGGGCAACTTCCAAGGGATCGGTGCTGTCGGCAGCCTTCTTCGCCGCCTTGTCAACATACTTCGCCAGATTGAGCGTAGAATCGTTCCTGTGCCGCTCCAGTGACTCCCGAATGACATCGGCAGCATCCTTGCCAGCCAAAGGATGATCGCTCGGTGGAGCAAAGCCAGTAGCCTTCTTCCACTTATACTTGAAACACATGGAACTCACTGTTCCGAAAGGAATCCCGGCTACTCTGGCTGCTTCCCTGGGACCATGCAGCGTCACAAGAGCCTTTAATGCAGCTTTCTCCGGCTCCAGGTGAATCTTCTTACTCACTTCCCCGGTGTTGTAACGCCCCGGATTCTTATTTGCAAATAAAATTTCTTACAGGTAACCGGGCTTTTGCACCTATGCATTTCTGTCTGGGTAACTAGCCCCCCCCTACCCCCCCCGGCGAAAAAGAAAAGAGATTCCTTGCCACGGGTAAGGGGCTGCCACCCTTCGACTTATGCATGCCCCTTGAAGCATGCTTGGCCCGTAAGTTACACGCACCTCCGGGGATGGTTCGCGCGGAACAAGTGCGTTACGTTACAGACAAGTGCGTTGCGTGCTTCAATGGTGCGTTACCATCGCTGATGGTGCGCCTATTACTCCGGGGTAATGCATTACTGTGATGCATTCCGGCCTCTGTCCCCGGTGATACATTCACGCAATGAATGCGCGTTGGATGCTCGGCCTTGCAATCCTGGCCTCTGATGCCAAGCAAAAAGCCGGGATGATTAGTCCCGGCCTTCTGCTCTCCTGTCAATGTTTCGGCTCGGCCTCTCGACCTACACCGGATTATGTCATTGTTTCACGCATGATTGCCAAGCTCCCTCTTTGGTGTGCGTGTGAATATACCACTGCTCCACTCCACATTTGCAGGTGTGCGCGGGTTTGTCGTTCACGCATGAATCCTCATGGCTCCAGACATTGCCGCAAGCTGTGCATTTGTGCGAGTGTTCCCCGGTTCCGTCCATCTCGCGCAACATTGCCACCAGTGCCGCGAGCGGGTTTTGTTCTTTGGTCGTTCTCAATTCCTTAACGGGCCTTTCCCCCCGAATGCTTCGTATGCTTCATCCAATGAGCGATAGACTTTCAAGTTGCCGTTGCGTGTCTCGCGTTCAACGATCGCCTTGGCCACATCTTCCGAACCCAAGACGCCACCGCAAAACTTCAAGTCGGAGACCAGAACCCACGGTTTCGGGAAACGCATCATCCAACGAATGGCGGGTAGATCAACGGCATTTCCACCGTGCAACGTCCCCTCCGGCAGTTCGTCGGCAAAGCGCATTCCCTTATTGGCGTAAACGCAAAGTTCCCCTTTGCCGTATCCGCTCCCGGAGTAGTAGGCAACGACAGCTTGCGGGACAAGCTTGCAAAGCGCAGACAAGTTCTCCCGGCTTGCGCCCATGCTTCCGCTCGCGTCGATCATCACGCAACCCCCCGGCTTTTGTCTGACTCGTTTGCTAAACAGTCCGTTTGCATCGCCTGACACAATCGCGGCGACGTAGCGCGACGGGTTTATGATTACACCGTTGGGCGTCTTTCGCATGCTGATTGACTTTTCCTTGGCGCAATAAACGCTTTTCGGTTTCAAGTCCGTTATTTGCATGTGTCCATCAAGTGCGTCTCCGTCCTGCTCAGGCAACAAAAAGTCTCCGTCACCTTTCGGGCCTTCTTCGCCTTCTTCGATTTCCGGGTTGGGTTCCGATTCCATCAACGCCAGCAACATCGAAATTGCCTTTGCCCGTTTGCGGCGGCTGATTGCCATTGTCGCAATTCTGGAAACGGCATTTAGCATCCGGTGTCCGATTGCGTCCCGGATCTTTTTTAGTCCCCGGTCTTTGACATGCATTCCGGCATAGTCCCCGTTGTTGAAGTCCGGTTGTCCGTAGTGCTTCAACATGGCGATTGTCCGAACTGAATGGATTAACTGCCCGTTGCGAAGTGGCACGGCATCCGGGATGACTCCGGCCTTAACTTTTCGTGCGGTGTTCTTAATGACGCGAACCCCTTTCATTGCCGTTGTTAGGTGCGCTCGCTTGTAAGGTTTGAGCAGTCCCGGCGATACTTGCGGAAGGTCGGTTGATTCAATGTTTACATCATCAACGACTTGGCCAATTAAGGCCTCCAATTCCGAAACGGGTTTTTTCCGTGTCGGTGTGTGCCGCGTTGCGTGTCGGGTTTCGTGTCCCCGGATTGTGATTCCTTCGGCTGAATCGTCCAAAGGTGCGCCAAGCTTTACAACGTCCCGGCGGTTTTTCTGATCGTATTCGGTGAAGCCACCAATCGGAGAACCCGCAAGCTGTGCGCGTTCCGCCAAGATGATTTTGGCCTTCCTTAGCTTGCCACCGGGAACACTGCCCCGGATTGCAGCCCTGACCGTCTTTCGGCTCGGCTTTGCTCGCTTCGGCAGCATCGCCCCGACAGCTTTGACGATTTGCTCAACCCCGGCCTTGCCCGGAGCGATTGGTATCGCCCCGGCAATTTCGGCGGCGGTTAAACCCGCGCCCGTTCCTATTCGTGGGATTCCTCCCGGCCCAATTACCATATTATTTGCTCCTTATGTTGTTTCTCGCAGCGTCCACCAAAGCCATGAGAATTGTTTTTCCTTGCGCCTCACCGAACACAATGTCGGCGGCTAATTCATCCGAGACGCCTTGCGCCCGGAAATTTTCCCACGCGAGAAACTTTCGCGGCGACGGTGTTGGAACCCATTCGTCATGGTCTGGCGCATTCGCCATTTGATTAACGATGAATGCCGCAGCCTCCGGCGACAGTCGGCGCAATAGGCCTTCGTGCGGTGTGTTGCATTTGATGATGCAATCAAAACGGTCTTGCCATGTGTCCGGCAGTTGATCGGGTGAACCGTTCATTGTGGCAATTACTCTGTAACCGTCTTTTGGAACGATCACTTCGCCATTGTCCAGACTGAAACGGGCAACGGTTGAATCGTCCAGAACGCTATTCATTGCAGAATCTAATTCTGAAGATGCCTTGTGGATTTCGTTCACGATCAACGGGCAGCCTTTGAGAGCGGCCCTAGATGCCGTGCCGTGCGCCCAATGTGTCGAACCGTCTTTGAGTAGAAACTTACCAAACAGAACGTCCGGGAACTGTCCCGGCGTAAGGGTAATGTCCTCAAATTCGGCAACGAGTGATTGCGCGTATGTTGTTTTCCCGGTTCCCGGAGGCCCGTAGTAAAGTTGGCGTCTCGGCGGGTTGGGTAGTGAGTTAATCAAAGCGGCGACTTTCGGCCAATCTTTGATTGCGATTCCTTCTTTGTTACTTGTTGACATATATCGGTGTTACTTCTTTGCTGCTTTCTGACAGCTTGTTGGTTATGATTGTTATTGCCGATTGCGTGAACTCGCAAAGCATGATTTTTAGATCAGTTTCGCTCGTTCCTTTGTAGCTTTCGGCGGCTTCGTCTATTAACTGGCTGAGTGTTTGCATTGTTATATTTTGCCTCCGTCGCAGATGAAACAAGGTTGGCATCCGGTCTCGCTACGACCAGTCCCCCCGCATTCCACGCAGAACCCGCCAAGATTCGTCCACCTGTCCGGCAGACTGACTCTCGGCAATGGCGACTTGCCCAAGTTGGGCAATTCTTCGACTTCGGTTTCGTTCATCTTTTCTGTTATCATTTGTTACTGATTTAGACAGCATCCCAACCCGTTCGTTCAATCTATGGCAATCTTTTTTTCGGCTCGGCATCTATTCAAGGTTCCCCCCTATAGTCCCCCCGTTGCCAAGCTTTTCGGAAACTTTTCCCCGGTTTGCGAGCGGGTTGGTATGCTTCCTGCTCCATAAGACAGTATGACACGACAGAGACACGACGCAGCGCGACAGATCGCCGCGCATTTCGCGGCACTGGGCCGCGCCTCCGGGCAGCGTCGCCGGGAGATCGCCGCCGCGCGACGCCGTGCCGGTGCGCCCCCACCCGGCCCGACCGCGACGCGGCCTAGCACAACTCAACCTTTGCCAACCCCGGACAAGGACACCCCGGACTTGTCGCGGCGAGGCACAACTTGACCTTTGGCCGAACCAGGGATTGCATATTTTTACAACCCGATTGCAAATTTTCACAATCATGCGAAGTTACTTGGTATTATGACAACAGCAGCATCAGCAACAGCAGTCAAAGACTATTTACGGAAGATCGGCTCTAAAGGCGGAAAGAAAAGCGCACAGCATCCTGACCGCCCCCGGCTAAATCGAGAGGCAGCAATAGCCCGTTGGAGAGGCCACATGCCCAAACCAAAAGAAATTCCAAAATAATACTTGCACCTGCCAAGTCGCATGGCATATTAAGGCATGCCAAAAACACCGATTAAGATAACGATTCAGAAATACACTTCGACACTCGCAGGGGATGCTGATTATCGCATCACCCGCATTTGTCGCGCCATCACCGTTGATGCCGACAGGCGCAACGTCCGTGTTGGCGATCTACTCACCAGCAAAGAGGCCGAGCAGCTAAATCGTTGCCGCGCCTATGAAGTCACCGTTGTAGCATGAGACGCTCACGCGGCCCCAAAATACGGCTCCCGGCATCGTCCTATGAGGAACGGTGCGCGGCGAGAGACAAGGCAACAGGAACACTGGAACCCTGCAAGCACTCCAACATCTACTGGATTAAGCGAGGCAATTTCCGGTGTCTGGATTGCGGCTTTCAATACTTCGCTAAAGATGAATAAGCCACAGGAAACCATTGCAGACTTCAAGCACCGCATCGCGCTTATGATGCGTAACAAGGAAGGTGGCAAGGTCTATTCCATCATTGGAGCAGCTAGGCCGCACCCTTGCACGATTCGCAAAACAACAAAACCACTTGACAATACCAACCCGGATGGTATATTAACAGCATGACAAAGAAACACTTTATTGCACTGGCAGACGCCATTCGATGCACGAAGCCGGAACATACCGGAGAATATGACGACGGAACAACCGTTGGCATGATGGAGCAACGCTCTCAGCAGTGGGAGCATGACGTTCGTAGCTTGGCGGCTTTCTGTGAGTCGCAAAACCCGCGCTTTAATCGCGCAAGATGGATGGGCTACATCAAAGGAACCAACGGCCCGAACGGGGGAACACCGAAATGAACATTTTAACCAAAAACCGAATCTTACAGAAAGGCGACGAATACCGCAACAACGGTGAATGGAAACCAGTCCCGAAGGATAACTACGGGTTGCAGATTCAATTCACCACCTACAAGGAAGTCCGTCGCCCATCCGAAAAACCAATCTCGCCGGACAGTGAAACGCCAAGGCCGAAAGCGGCGGAAATAGTAACTGCAAAGGCAGAGAGTGACGAATCTCCCGTAGCTAGTCACTCGGCTACGGGAGACGCCTCTTACTTGCCCACCGTGGTAAGCAAGAAAGCGCACAAGCGTCCATTCTTAAAGCTTGGCACTCCACAGGACGAACAATTCGGGCTACCACCTGAAGAACGTCCAGTGGATGCACCTACTTATGACCCGACAGGGCCAGCACCATTTCCACACTTGGAAGTTAAAGCCATACTCGTTCCAATGACACCGGAGCAGCTTAAAATTCAAAAAGGCCCAATCGAGAAAGCCGCCGACAAGGTGGCAGCGGTTGGCGCGGCATACAACGCCAAAAACGGTCTTGTGAAAATCACGTTCCCGAAGCCTGACCCGACCAATCTGATCGAAATGGAAACCCAACCGATCTGGACAGGCAGGAACGGGACGTTCACAGGCTACGGACTGGAAGCAATGCGCGTAAATAACAATGTGATGTTTTCACCGATTGGGAAGCGTGGAGTGGGTAACTGCGCTATTCAAGTCCCGCTCGCCAGCATCGACGAATTGATTGAGTGGCTCAAAAAGCAAACACCGAAATGAGATACCTAGTTTATATCACACCAGCAAGCGGCGGCGAGCTACGGACACCTATTGGGTTCCGTAGCCGCAAACGCGCCAGACTATACGCGGCGGCTTGCCGTTCAAAAGGCCAGAGGGCCAGAATCTCAAGAATATGAGCGTCACCAGCACCGAGAAACATTTAATCGCCAGAGGATGGAAGAAACTCACCACCCAACAGGCAAATCGTCTCGTTAAACACGACGACCGCGTTGCGCTCAAGGTGGTGGGTAGCTTGCTTTACGAGTTATACACCCTCAATGGCAGCACCTACATCAGAAGATTATGACAACCAAAAACACCGAACAACAACATCACCCAAGTTGCACCGAGAACGATAAATCTCTAGTGCAGCATTGCAGTCAGTGCGGAATAAACGAACCAGTGGGCGATCAGGTTGTTTGTGCGATCTGCAATGAGCGCACCGACAATCTCATGCGCCCCGGAGACGCGGCCAACCTTGTGTTACACAATGCAAGGCTCAACAAAGAATTGCCCGAAATGCGGAAAGAGAATCTGCGTCTCATGGCATTCCTACAGGATGCTGCGGCTTTCGTCCGTGTCGCCAACAGTGGCAAGGGAACATGGAACAGCAACATGGTCCTCTCCACGCTAATCCACGACATCAACGGTCTGGCCAATGACGAGAAATGTTTCAGCCCCCGCGTCACTGGCTACGCTCAACGGGAGAGGGACGACCAATGACCGCGATCTACAAAGGCAAGGTTTACAAGACCTACGACGACAATTCATGGGGAGTGAAACTGGAAAGCTTGGAAGCTGGCTCCGATGAACGGATTGCCGTTCCCTACACTTCCCCGGACTTAATTCTCGACCCCACTGACGACGAGATCAACAACATCTGCCCCGATTACGAGAACCAGGAACGAGCATGAACACGACGACCGAAGAACCAGGGATTTACATTCCCAACGAGGATGCCGAAACAGAACGTCCTAGCACAACGCGAGTTTCGCGCGTAATCAACCGAGATTACGTCAAGCGGTGGGCCTTGGACTATGCCCGGACAAACCGATCTCACCCCTTCACCCGCGTTTCAGAGCAGTTTCTGAACGCAATCGAAGCAGCAACCAAAGCGGCAATCCGTGACAAGATCGACCGCGCACCATCCAAAGGAAAGACCCTATTATGAACACCGACACCAAAGACGATGCAGTCACCAAAATAACCGCCGAGGCAGCGGCAGAGGCCATGCCTTGGAAATGCCCGAAATGCCCGAAGCGTTTCACCAGCAAGGCGGGACTATTCATGCACAACGGCAGAGTCCACGCGAAAAACATCGTGGCGGCTGGCCAGAAGGGATTCAAGCCGAACCCCGACAACAAAAAGAGGAAGCAAAATTATCCATCCGATTCCTCTGCCGTCAAGCGACGGAAATATCAGGCAATGCGGGACAAGTTTCATGCCATGGGGCTTGATGCCAAAGGTCGCCCCTTCAAGACCGAATACGGCAGGAGAACGTCACTAGCCATGCGCGGGAAGGGGCCAACCGCATGGACACCGGAACGCAGAGCCAAATTCAAAGCCACTTGGAGAAGGAAAGAGCGGGAGAAAGCAGGAGCGCAACTTCCGGGCGGGAAACTGCACCCGAACAGTCTCAAGGCCAAGAAACGCATTCAATTTGTTTACCCTGTCCCCACCCCCGGCACACCACCGACCATTGAGGAAGCTATCGCTAACACTTGGCCGGAAGACAAACCAACCAACATCCGCAAGGTGCGTTACTGCCCCTTCTGCGGAGAACACATCGAAAAACACCTATATGAAACACCGTAAGAAAAGAGGAAGCGGCGGTTCCCTTGGGATGATACGCAAGTATTTTCCCCAAGTGGAATTCGTCAAGGATGCAACCAAAACTGAGATCGTTGAAGTCACCGTTGCCGACAATGATAACTCGGAAGTCAAAAGCCATAGAACCTGTGCGCTGGCACTGGCTTGTAAGCGGTTCTTCAAAGCGGATGGAGTCATTATCGGCCTCACAACGTCATGGATTATCCGTGGCAAGGTCGCTACTCGATTCCTCAACGCTGCCACAGTCAGCAGGGAGATTACGTCATTCGATCGCAAGGCCGGATTCGACGCTGGTCGCTACCTACTCACCCCGGTTCCAGAGACCAGCAGACTCGGAAGGCAGAAAGCTTATGACCCTCACCGCAAGGGAACACGGTCAGGCATCCGGAAATTCCGGCACTACACGCGGGGGGTGAGAACCAGTCTCCACGCGCACAACGAACCAGCAGCAGCATGAACCACTGTGATGCAGGGCCACCTTCTCCGAGTGCGGAGAGGCTGGCTAAAAAACTACACGACGACATGAGCGACTCAACACGCATACCACCGGGGGAATGCCCGGAATGCGGCTACCATATTGATTCCACCAGCGCGGCCTACAATTACGGTGGGCAGAAGCCTAGCCCCGGGGATATTTCCATGTGCCTTTCCTGCGGCTATGCCTCCATCTTCGCTGCCGATCTCTCGCGGCGAAGGCCGAACAAAGAGGAATCAGAAGCAATCATGCGTAGCCCGGAAGTGAAAAAGGCGCAACGCGCAAGGGCCGTGGTCGTGGGAAACAAAATCAGGAAGCGCGACAACCTGTGAACGCGCTCAAGACATCGTGGGGATGCCTGTTCATCGCCTGTGCCTTGAATGCGGCATTCACCTTCGGGCAAACCCTTGTCCCACAACCCGAAGTCCAATTCCAAGAACCACCGTGGCTACAGATGAACGTCCATAATCCGGCCAGAAATCAAAGGTTGAAGCCGGAGTGGACTGTCATTGTGACTTCCATCAAGCCTTCGATCAAACAGATCGACGTCAACCATTGGGAGATCTCTTTCAAATGAAGATCAACAAAACCAAATGCGCCACCTGTCCATGGCGAGAGGATAGTCCCTACGCTTACCTTCGCGGCGAATTAACAACGTCTGCCCTTAGTCGCAATTCCCGCATCTGCCACAGCACCGGGAAGGATAACGCCATTCACAAACGCACTGGCAAGCCGGAGCGGATATGCCGTGGGGCGCGGGACGAGCAGCTACAAATGCTTTCCCGCATTGGATTCCTTGAGGGAGCCACCGATGAAGCGTGGGCCAAAAAGTGCAAAGAAATGGGAATTATTCCTGACAAATCCTCTTGACAATGCCAAGCGGTATCGTATCTTACCAGTAATGAGAACAAACTACACACTATGGCGAGCGCAAAACGGCTGGCTGCTTGTGCCGGAAGGAAATTCCGACAAGGCGATCAGCGCGAAAGACGTTGCGGAATGCGTCGTCTTTAAGACGCTCGATGAATTTGCGAAATTCTCCCCCAAGAGGGTTCGCAAAAGCAGAGCAACACCGAAAACCAAACCAGTAACAACGAAAGAACCCGAACATGCCAATATCACTTAACGTCAACGTCGATAAGGTCGATAAAAAGCGATTCTTTGAAGGGAAGAAAGGTCGCTATCTCGATCTCGTCCTCTTTGAAACCCCGGACTCCGAGTATGGAGACTACATGGTAAAACAGAGGGGCGACAAAGGGGAGAAGATGCCCATTCTCGGCAACGGCAAATACTTCAAGCCGAAGGATGGAGCCGGAAAGAAATCAACCAGTGCCGAAGGCGGCGGCGGAGAGAAGGAAGATGCCTGGTAACATACCAATCGAAGAACAGGACAAGCTATGCCGCGAGGCTGGCTTTCCTACCATCACCGAGCAGCAGGAATACTGGAACAACAAAGAGGCGGCTGACCGTGAAAAGGCAAACCTTCTCCGCGCCGTGGATGCCATGGCCGTGTTCCTCGATGAAATGAACAAGTCCACCGCGAAGCTGCGGATGGAATTTGAGAAATTAGCCCGGACATACCAACCGAAAGACGAAGATCTTTCACCAGCTTAACAATTATGCGGGAGATCGCATTGGAACTGCACTGTCATGCGGCAGGTCGGAGCAAGGCGCAAACGCTCTGCGTGGATTAGCTAGAAATGAAGCGCAGGAAACGCATTACCCGGTGGTCTCTCGCACCTTTATGAAATACCACGAAAAAAAGAGCCTCGGTCACAAATACCGTCTTGTTAAAGAGACCAACGCCAGTGGGAATGTCTATTGGAAGGTCGAAAAGAAAATCCTGTGGTGGTGGGAGAACGTGAACCTTTTTTGCAGTCAGCACGATGCCATCCACTTACTGGAACAGCTTCGGGCCGGAGTGCCGGAGAAAACACTGGAAGTAATCCAATGACAAAAACAGAACACAAGAAACGTCACCTTGAGCTGCACCGAGCCTTGGATGAATTGTTTGCTGACTACATCGAACATCACCCTGACCAACATGGCTTTCTGGAAATGCCGCTCAAGAAACTGATCGACTGGTCATACGATCAAACCCAAAATCCGATACCTTCACCAAATGAAACTAACAAACCGATTCAACCTGCCCGAACCCTTTGTAGCTGCGGTAAGCAGTGACGACTACGAACGCGGTGATGCCGAATACACGGCCACCGAGTTAATCAAACCGAGCCGCATTGTGGCCTACTCGCGGAAGTTTGATTCCGTGATGTCAGAAGATGCCTCCGAACGGGTATGGCGTTTCCAGGGCCAGACCAAACATATCGTTCTTGAGCGCATCGCCAAGGCCAACCCTGCCCGATACCTTGTGGAGCAGCGGATGGAAGCGGTCATGCCGGGGACTGGCGCGAAGATCAGCGCGAAGTTTGACCTTTACGACAAAGAGACTTTTACCCTCTATGACTGGAAGGAAACTTCCGTCTGGAAATTTATGATGGGCGACACCGAGGAATGGGAGCAACAGGCGAACATCAACCTTTACCTGATGCGAGTGAATAACATCAACCCGGAGAAGATGGTGAACATCGCCATTCTCAAAGACTGGAAGGCGCGACAGGCGCGGTTCAGCCGTGACCCCGAATACCCGAAGTGCGCCGTTCATGTCATGCCTCTCCCGATGTGGAGCGTGGGACAGGCGCAGGATTACATCAACAAACGTGTGGAGAAGCACAGGGCGGAGGCGGCTAACCCTCCAGTGTGCAACAAAAAGGAACGCTGGCAGCGAGACGCAAGTTTCGCTGTCATGCGAACCGATCGCAAACGCGCACTGCGTCTCTATCAGAACAGGGACCAGGCCGAGGCCGCGATGATTCAAGCCGCCAAGATCGCTCCCCCGGGGGACGCCAAAAAGTTTTACATCGAGGAACGCGCAGCGGAGCCGGTTCGTTGTCTGGACTTTTGCGGAGTGCAGCTAGAATGCGACTTCGGCCTTGAAGCCGAAAAGAAATGGAAAGAAAAACATGCGTCTAAAACTGAGGATTAAACTTCTCTGGCACTGCCTCTGGCACTTTCACCGTCCGGCCTACGACTCCCTTTACCCCGACAAGTCCTTTTGTTGGGACTGTGACTACATGCCTAAATGACCTACGAACAAGCTACTGAGTTACTCAATACACTCCAGCATATACAGTGGGACTTATATCTTATCCTGTTTGCAATCGGAATGGTGATAGGAGTCTTACTTTTCAAACCATGAACACACACACCGCCTACACCGGGGTTAGAGACCCCATCTACTGCCAAACCTTACTAACAGAAATCCAAGACAATGATCGAAGACGAGCAGATAAAAAACATCGAAGAAAAAATGCAGGAAAGCGTAGCGGCCATGCGAAAAATGACCGCACTGGTCGGCGCAGCGCGGCAGATCAAAGAGTTTAGCGGAGACCAGCGCAAGAACGCACTCGCTGCCGAGCAGATCAAATTCATCGCTCGCGGAGAATCCGTGTCGGCGGCTGAGAACCTTGCGCGGAGCAGTCCGATCTACCTTGAAAAATTCAAGGCACTGGAGGCATCCTACGCTGAAGCCTGTGGCACGATTGCTGAATGGGAGGCTATCTTCGCTCGCTTTGAAGCTTGCCGCAGCATGCTGGCCATGGCGCGGCAGACCCTGGGGCTATGAACGACGCCACTGCTTGCTGTGTGAGTATCGTAGCCATTTGTGTGCTGATTGGGTGGATTTTCTACTTGGGTTCAAGGGTATGAAGCTGTCACACCGAGAGCGATGGGCCTTAGAGATCATCACCGAGAACCCCGGAATCACCATGATTGGAATCGCGGCGGCGTTCAACGTCCCGCACCCGATCTACGGGAAGCAACGTGCGGCCTCCACCGTGATAGCACGGTTGCGAAAACTGAAACTGGTTGAGGATTGCCCTCGCTGTCCTGTCTGCCACCGCGCATTGTCGCGGTCACGGAGGAATGTTCCACTGTATGCTACAGGAGCGGGGCCAGCGGGTAGAGAGCCTGACTTCTTCAGGTAATTTCGCGCGAAACCTGCCGTGGTGGGAGGCATAACCCTTCAGCGTGGTGCAAACGCACACGGCGGGAATTTCCTGTTGACAACCCCGGGCAACGGGGGGTTAATCAGAAGCGATGAAGACTACATCGCAGAAAAACAGCTTGGGCGGAGGCTACGGAATCAACCGTGGATTGGGAGCGGCATCGCATCTGACAGCAGCAACACCGGCAATGAAGAACGTCACCGTTCGTCCCGGTCTCGGGAAGCAGTTGCCGGGAAGTCACAAGACCGGCAGACATTTCCAGGGAGCGAAGATCAGATAATGGCCTTCCCGAAATTACCGGGATTCCCAAAATCCCCAATGCCGAAGCCATCGAAGGGGCAGCTCATGCTCAAGGCAGCGGGGAAAAAGGCAGTTGGCTCAAACCTGAAGCAATTCACGATCACCGGACCAAAACGGAAAATGAAGGGCTTCCCGCAACCGTTCTAATGGCTAAGAAAAAGAAAAAAGGCGGCAAGCCACCAATCGGTTACTGACCATGACCTTTGAGGATTACTGGAGTGCGGTTGATAGCCAGCCGACCCATATCCCAGGCACGGTCCCGCCCCCCGGAGTAACACCCACACGCACCGACCTTCTCAGCAGTTACTCCAGCCAGATCAAAGGCTTTCCTACTAACAAGAATCAGCGCACTGACTTGTTAAAGAGTTACTCCGACAGCATTAACTCCGGTCCCTCGCTCCGTGAACGGATGCGAGACCTACTTCTTGGGAAAGGGCCAATTCCACCGGTAGGTGCATACGAGATTCCACCGAGACCGTCTGCAACTCCTGGTCCTAGCTCCACTCCTTCAGCTCGACGCGCTTACCCCGGGGCTGGTTCCCTTGTGGGTGTGCCCTTTATGAGCATGGCGTCCACAATGCCGCCGGAAGCTTACGTCCCGGCCAGTCCCGCAGCTACTCCAATTCAGGAAGATCTCAATCCTTCCATCAATGCAGACTTGGCGCGTTTCGGCAGAGGCGTTGCAAACTTTGCCGGTCCACGTTCCACTACCAATCCTTCCTTTCAGCCGATGGGTGGTGCCGCGACTCCTTCCTTTCAGCCGATGCGCGGCGAACAGCTTGCGCTTCAGATGCCCGGACTAACAGACTGGTGGAATCGTGGTGCATACCAGGAGCCACCGAACTTCAGGTCGATGCCGACCATGAATTATGGTCCGGAAGCGACACCATATCCTGCCCCTCCGTGGCTGAATCTCCGGAACTGGATGGATACCGGCGAGCGAGGACCGCTCCCATTGCAGTGGTATAGTCCCGGTGGTTATCCATCTCCAGCCAACACACCAATGCCGGAAGCGTATGACGCGCTGACCAGCGGCGGTGCGCTCGGATAAAAGACAAAAGCGGCCAGGCACACCGATGAGCCTGACCGCCCTTTTTGTCTCACTTCACCTCGATAACAGATGGAACGAAGGTCTTAAAATAATTCCAAAAAAAACCTTGTCAACAAATCCTGCGGTGTGCTTTATTGCGTTCCATGCGAGAGAGGAACCCCGATCAACCTTCCAGTGGGTGCTTCGTGTGTGGTCTAGGCATTACGCCTCCTCTACTCGCAAAGCACGGGGCATCCACTGGAGGGCTGACGCATGCGTGAGCAGTCCGATTTTCAATTCGGAGACTGTCCTCACCCGCATAAAATTGTTGTTGCCGAGAAGCGCGGCCCACATCACGCCAAGATAATCTGCAAAGACTGCAAGAAATTCTTCAGTTGGGTGCCGAAGCCGCAGAATCTCGCGCAGAAGCGTGAGAACGATGAAATCCTCACCGCCCTCTCAAAGCTAAAAGACCTGCCATCATGGGAGCGGCAGTTTGTCCGGCAGCTATCCACTCTCAGACACCTTAGCCCGAGGCAGCAGGAGAAATTGCTGCAACTTCGGGACTTATACCTGAAGAAAGAGGCCAGCCTATGACGGTCTCCATGGTAAAACGCTGTCACCAGACAGAGACCCATCCCATCACCTTCGATGAAATCTGGCTCGCCATACGCACTGGGGAGCATGGCCTCAAGGAAAAGATCGTTCGCATCCGCAACCGCTACGAGGCCGAGAAAGATATAACCGGGGACACCGACAAGGCCAAGAAAGCCATTGCAGAGCTGAAACTGGAGCTGCCTGGGTTCCTGCCGTCCGGGACGTTCTCAAAGCGCGAGAGCGGCAGCCTCGTTGAATACTCCGGGGTTCTGTGCGCCGATCTGGATTCACTGGGCGATCGAATTCCGGAGATCCGGGAACTGATGAAGTCGCTGCCCTTTGTCCGGGCTGTCGCGCTGTCGCCATCGGGCGATGGGCTTAAAGTTTTCTTTAATGTAGTTAATGATTCTCTTAGGCACGAAGATTCGTTCCGCGCGATCCGCGACAACGTGCGCGACCTGGGAATCGAGATCGACGAGAAGTGCAAAGACCCATGCCGCATCTGCTTCTTTACCTACGATCCTGATTTATGGCTCCGGGTGGATGGGAACGAGATCCTGCCCCCGTCAGAGCCATTACCCCGGGGTAAGACATCCGCAGTCCCACCTCCGACGTCAGCCGACGTCAGAAACGGTCAATCCCGCGAGATGATTGCATTCAGGCTTTTGGGTGAATTACGCCCGGCACCGGAGAAGGGCGGCTTCTTCGTGGATTGCCCCGGGGTTAGCTTCCACACCGCCAAAAGCGCAGGGAAGCACACCATTCTGTTTCTTGAGAATGTGCCCACCTTGTTCTGCCAGCACCAGAGTTGTGCCCATGTTGTTGAGGCCTTCAACAAGGTGCTTCGCTCGGAGATTGGCAAGGCCGAATTCACGCCGCCGCCGCCGCGCAGTCCGTTCGGCGCGAACGGCGACATTCCCGTTGAGGACGCCAAAGTGGTTGATGAATGGGCCGAAGCCCTGGGGAAATCCTTCGTTTCCAGCAGAGAGCTGGAAGGGCTGACCATCGTCCCGAGGAAAAAGATCATGTCCGACTGGTTCAGGGAAGGCGACCTTGGCTACATCTTCGGATTCCGTGGTGTAGCCAAAACCTGGTTCGCTCTCGGACTCAGCACCGCACTCGCCACGGGCGGTAAAATAGGCGAATGGCAGGCGAATGGGGAGTTTCAGGTCGCCTATCTGGACAGCGAAATGCCAGCCGAAGACATTCGCTCCCGCGTCATTGGGATGGGACTGACCCTGAATGACAATTTCCACCTTCTCAACCATGAGTTGCTGTTTGAACGCACCGGCAAAGTGGTGAACGTCAACAATTTAACCATCCAGAAGGCAATCACGCGCTACTGCGTGGCGAACAAGATTCAGGTCTTCGTTGTTGATAACCTTTCCACGGCGGCCTACGGCATGCGGGAGAACGAGGCCGACAGTTGGGAGCAGATGAATCGCTGGCTTCTGGAACTGCGCCGGGAGAAGATCTCGGTCGTAATCATTCACCACGCGGGGCGTTCCGGGAACATGCGTGGCACCAGCAAGCGCGAGGATGCAGCCTTTTGGGTGATACAGCTCGACGACGCCAAAAAGGATTCTGACGACCGTAATGGAGCGCGGTTCATCAGCCGATTCACCAAATCCAGCCGGAACACGCAGTTGGACGTTCCTTCCTACGAGTGGCACTTCCTCACCGACTTCGCCACCAATGAAGTCCACATCACCTGCAAGTTGAGCGAAGGATTGGCCGTGTTCCATGCCGTGATTGATTCCGGCGTCACCAAACCGAGCGAGATCGCCAAGGTCATGGGGATTCAGGATTATCAGGTCTCCCGGTTCGCCAAGAAAGCCATAGACCAGGGGTGGCTGGAAAGAGCCAGCCGGGGCGAGTATCGGCTGGTGACCATTGACCCGAAATGACCACTCTTGCATTATCTCTTGCACTCACTCTTGCACTTAACCCGATCCCAAATGGAGTTCTTGCACATAAAAGCCTATAGATGTTTGCAAGTGCAAGAGTGCTTTTCGCCATTCCTGGCCTTAGTTCTTGCACTTTCTCTTGCAGCTACGCTTAAAACGTAAAAATGTGACAAACCAAATTCCTACCGAAACACACCCCCGCCCCTTTTCCTGACAAAATGGCCAAACGAAAACCCGATTCCTACCATGCCGCCAAGAAGAAAATGAAGATGGAGCGGCTGGTCGAGCGATACTACGGCAAGAAAGATCTACTGGCCGCGTGGGACGAGCATTCCAATCCTGACCCTGAATACATTCGGGACTTGAAAGCCCGACTGCGAACCCATAAAAACGATCTGATCTACAGAGGCAGAGACGTAGAGGCAGAACTGAGTGAACAACCAACATAGAAAGACCCACATAATATGCTGTATGAAGTAGCGATCCTGGAGAAGCCCACTAAAAAAGAGGTGGAGGAGAGCGGAGCGACTGAGAAACTGGTGTTCGGCCCCAAGGCCGTGGTCGCCAACGATCCGCAGAGCGCGGCCATTGCCGCAGTGCTGGACGGAGAGAAGATCGTAGTCGATCGAGCGCGAATGATGGTGCTTGTGCGCCCTTTTGCGTAACTCCGGTGCCGTGTGAGCCAGCTCGGAGGCGCGATGAAGCCAAGCCACGGCCTGACATCATGGCGCATCTGAGGAGCATCGGAGAACAATCCTGGCAGGAGAAATTCGGAATGCCCACGCATGAGATTGGGGTTGCTGGCCCACAGGGGTCGGTGGGGATGTCCTACATGATGGCCTCCGCTCCGGCGGGTGGACAGACCTACACCGCGCAGAACCTGGGAATCAAATAATGGCATTGCTCAATTACACCACCACGGTTCCCGCCGAGCGCACCATTGCAGAGATTCAGACAAAGCTGGCCAGAGCTGGTGCGCGGCAGATCATGCACGGCTACGATGAGAAAGGGAACTGCACCGAGCTGGCATTCAAGATCAATACCAAATGGGGTGAGGTGGCATTCCTGCTGCCAGCCAACATCAATGCGGTTGACGCCATTCTGCGAAAGCAGATGAAGCGCATCCGCAACTACGACGCCCTGCGCGAGCAAGCAACTCGCGTGGGGTGGCGCATTCTGAAGGACTGGGTGGAGGCGCAGATCGCACTCATTGAGACCGGCATGGTCTCAGTCGAGCAGGTGTTTCTGCCCTTCGCGCAGGACGACAAGGGTGTGACCGTTTATGAATTTTTTGAGAAGCAGAAGTTCAAAGGTCTTGCCCTGATGGAGAGAACTAATGTAGTCGAAATGAAGGAAGCCAAATGATTGCTGTTTACCCATTCTGCACACGCGATGAAGACCAGGCGTTTAAGAACGCGCGTTGGTTCAACGAACTCGGAGGCTGTCAGGGCCATGAAGTTGTCTGCTGCTACGATCCCCGGTGTGACGCGCAGCTCGTAGAGAAGATCGGCCTTGAGTTGCTCAAGGCTTTCACCAAGGTTTACCGTCTCCCGGCGCAAGCCGAGATTGACGGCTGGCCACAGGGCGCGAATTACCTGTTCCGGTATGCCGCCACATGGTTACAGGCCAAGCCGCAATACGATCACTATCTCTGGCTTGAGCCGGATGCTGTCCCGATAACCCCGGGGTGGATGGACACTCTGGAGGGAGAATACAAACGCGGCAAGAAGCCTTTCATGGGCGAGCGCGTGGATCTCGGAACCGCGCGGCCTGATGTGCCAGTCCACATGTCCGGGATAGGCATCTATCAGAACCCGATCTACCTGCTGGCCGGTGAGTGCTACCGCGCCAACGATGTTGCGTGGGACATCGCCGCCAAGGACCAGATCATTCCACATGCCCATTTCACCAGCATGATTCAGCACTACTGGAAGCACGGCACTTTCACCCATGCCATGGAAGTCAGGCCGGAGACTGTGATCTTCCATTCCTCAAAGGATGGAAGCCTGATCGACGTTCTGCGGAAAAAGGCTGCGCCGGACCTTAATCCAAACTCCGTGGAGACGGAACCGACGAGTGGTTCGCCCTCGCGTGAAGAAATCGGAACTCTCCCGGCGCAGCCCATCCGGAAACTTCGTGGTGACATTTGGGTGCTGGAGGGTGATAAGATCATCAGCGAACAGGTGGTGCAGCATGGACGCCTTGATTTTGATACCCTCATTCCTTACGTCACATCACTCATCAGACCCGGTGATACCGTGGTTGATGTTGGTGCTTTTATTGGGGATCATACTGTTGCGTATTCTCACGCGGTAGGCAAAGCCGGGAAGGTGATGGCCTACGAGCCTAACCCCAATGCGTTCAAGTGCCTCGTTCATAACACCAATGGCATGTCGAATGTCTTTGGGTTTTGTCACGCCCTTGGAGCCTCAGACGGTGTAGCAGGACTGGTGGGAGAACATGCCTCAAGCTACATCTCTCATAACAACGAGGAACGAGGCCCGATCATTCAGGTCAGGCGACTCGACATTGATGCTTCCCTATTCGGGCAACTCGATCTCATTAAGATGGACGTTGAGGGCTATGAACTGAACGCTCTCAAAGGTATGGAGCTGCTCATCGAGAAGTTTCATCCGAAGATGGTGATTGAGATCAACGAAATTGCTCTCCAGCGGCAACGCGCCATTCCCAAGGATATTCTGGACTGGCTCGGAGCGCATGGTTACAATGAAGTTAGCGTTCTTCATCGCCATGGTCCAGACGTTCCCTTCTATGATATTTTGGCCCTCGCCAAACAACCACCGGAGATTTCCAGCAGCGTCGGGATGGCCCACACTGACGCACCGCCCGTCGCCGCGCCTCCGGTGGCTGCCCTTTTTAGGCCCACCGTCAAGGAAGAAATCCAATGGCACGTTGAAGTGCTAAGAGCATTCTGTGAACACGACCCTCAAGCGAAAGCTATGGTTATGCAAAAGCTGGTGTATGCTGGTCTTAGACCACCTAACAAGAAAAAGAAACATGCAAAATCCAAGACTAATCAACGGGCCAACGGGAGCGGTGGGGCCACTGCTTAAAAACGCCAAGCCTGACGGAACCTGGGACTACAGGCCGGTCAAACGCCGCACATCAAATGATAAAAGTCCTCGACCCCGGACATCAATACCTCCTACTGACGCTTGATGGCGAGACGCCGCAGGTTCTGACCTTCGTCAAGCGCGATCACCCACAAGCCAAATATCCCGGCAACAGGGGGCATCACGATGGCACTACCCTGCAAAGTGTCATTCGCGCTTTGATTGATCGTGTCGGTTACCTGACAACGCAGGGAGAAATCACCAGTCAGGACACCCGCGAAGACATCGCCATTATCAATAATCTGCGTAACTGTCTTTACCTGCTGGAACACCGCGCCATGCGGCAACACGGACTCGACCCCAGTTCACTCACTCAATACGATGCCGTCAACAAACCGATGTGCCCGGTGTGCGGTCATGTGAACTGTATTCATCCACCCGCAGGTTCAAGCTTGTAAGTCTTCCCATCAACAACGGCGGGAACGTCCGGCCATAGCTCGTAGAGATAGATTCGATTGGTATCCCCGGAGTTGTGGGTGGTCTTCGGGTTGAGTATCTGCGACAGACAGTAGGCAGTTTCGCCTGTCTTGTCGTCGGGACCGATCTCTCCGATCACGCCCATGCTCATCACGCCGGTCAGCAGATTGGTGGCGCGGCCCTGGCAGCCCATAACCACTCCAGGCACCATCGCCCTGACCTGAGGCGGAATAACGATGTATTTATCCACATCGGCGTTGAGGAATTTTCCCCCGTTGTAGTAAGCTGTCTGCGACTGGTGAAACTGGTCGTCGTAGTCGGGGCCGCTTCCGTCGTTGCAAACGTCAAGGTCACTCCGGAACCAGATGTAACGACCACAGGCAAATTCGTAGATGGTGACTGGTGGGATGATGAGCAGTTCATTGAAGTGGTCCATGATGTTTATCCTGAGTAAACGGGACGTTTCCCCTTCCCGCGTGAACCTTTCGGTTCGGTGCTTGGCTTGTAGTAATGCGCTCCGAGCATTGCTGGAATCATAACAAAGACAGCGTTCCTGAGTGACCTTAGCACCTTGGCGTTGAACTCCTCTGGAACCCCGGTCTGATCGGCCATGCTCTTGGAGAATTCATGGATGCCTTCCTCTGTGAAGATGGGGCCAAGTTCAGCGGTAACAAACTCCGCCCAGTGATAGAAGTCATTGGGTGCGTTCCCGAATGGAGCCGGAACATCGGTGCCACCAAAGCCGTAACCTTTCATCATTGTGCCCACGAAGTTGATGAACGGATGCACTTTCCCCAGGGCATAGTTTCCAAAGATGGTGGGAGCCTGCTTTGGGTTCATTGCCATTCTCACCACGGTTCGGATCATCGACGTCTCGCCGCCGGTAGGATTGAGAATGCTTCCGTCCGGTGCTTTGATAGATGCCCAGTCCGGGGAATCGAAATCACCCACGTTCACGTTCTCGTCGCTGCCAAAGAAGTGCTTGAGCAACATCTGATTCAATAACAGAATGGAACTTCCCACTGCGGCTATGCGAATCCACTGCCTGATGTTGTAACCCGCGATGTAACGCGCCTCCGGGCTGGCATCAGACCACACCTTCCTGAGCGTGTCGCCAATCACGGGCAACTTATTCAGGTTATGTCGGGCCAGGATCTGAGATGACTGAAGCAGATCGACGGGCCGCATCACCCGCGCGACATCCAGGGAAGGAGCGAACTCAATACCCCGGGCAGCCTTGCCGAATTTTCCAGAGAGAGCCAGTGCCGCAGAAGGACCAGGCGCACCAGTCATGTGATTCACATAAGTTGACGCCCTTTTCCGCAGCTCATCCGTCTTCAGATGCTCCGGTGCGCCATCCATGACAGCATCCCAGCCGAAACCCCGGAGTTCTTTCAGCCCCAGGAAGCTGTGACTGAGCATTCGTCCTATCTTCCCGAAGAATCCTGCCCGGTGCTGAACGTCATCGTAGATCTTGCGCGGATCGGCAGCCAGACCGCTGGTGATTTTCTCGTCAAACCTGGGGTCGAGCATGATGCGCTGACCAATGGCGCGAGCCTGGGATTCACTCATCGACTTGATGGAGTCCACCCATGTTTTTCCGAATCCCTTCCACATCACGGGGTCGAAGGCATACGGCCATGCATGAGTGCCGTGCAGTGCCGTGGAGTGACCGAAGACCTTGAGGGAATACGGAGCCTGGTAAGCACCAGTGAAGAACCTGTTGAGTGGCGACTTCTCGGTGCCTGCCACGAAATCCCTGGCCTGACGCAACATCTGTTGCCTGTTGCGGTCAGCCAGCAGCAGGTTTTTACTCCGGGGTTTCACCGCCTTTGGTGTCGCCAGCACTTTTGCCACCTCCTCCGGGACCATGCGAACCCCGGTCCTTTTGTAGATGTCATCCGAAAGCCTGGTGGTTAGCTCCTTGAAATCCGGGTATCCATATCTTCCCGGCTGCTTCAGATATTTCTCTTTGGCGTAATCCCAGAGTTCCTTGGCATCCCTGATGGTGTAACAAGGCGAGACTGAGATGCTTGGGACGGTAGGCATTAGCAGGGCTTTCTCTTTTTGCTGATTCCCTTGGTGGCAGTGTCGATGGTGGCCGGACCTTTTCGGTCAGTTTTGATCCGGCCCAGCTCGTTGTCGATCGAATTATACAGCTCGGCGGTGTCCTTCATGTATTGCGACTGGGCCTTGGTGGTCTTATCGGCAATCTGCCTGGCTTCAGCTTCCTCTGGCACCATTGATTCCCGGCCTCTTATCTCCCTGAATCGACGCATAAGCCCGGTGAAGGATGACGCCGTGCGCGGGTCAATGGGTGCAGATCCATCGAGAGTCTTCAGGGTGTCCCGGGCCACGGCATCCATGGGACGATAAGCATTGGTGAAGTCTTCCTCTGCTCTCTGAGCTGCGTTGAATTTCCTTTCCAGATCCGCATCGTGCGGGTGCTTCATCAGCGCATCCCCGGCCTCGTTAGTGGCTGCCTGCAAGTCATCCAGATGTGCCCGGGCCTTCCCCATATCAGCGGCGGTCACCTTCCCGGTCTTGTGAAAATTATCGACCACACCCTTGATGTCGCCTCCTGCGGCCAGCCATTCCCTGCCTTGGGTCAGGGATTCGTGCCACCCGATTGGTGGACGTCGCGGCTCAGTTTCCACGGTGGGAACCGGCTCTTTGGCAGCAACAGCTCTGGTGGTTGGCGACAGAGCCTCGACCATCCGCGAAGGAGTCATGTCTCCTTTGAGGATCATGTCGCGCATCTGAGAGTCCATGTCCCAATGCTTTGCGCGATCCGCCAGACTGCGGAGTTCAGCCAGCTTATGGGCTACATCGGCAGGATTTTCGACATTGACTCCTAATGCCCGGGCTTTTTCCGGGTGCCGTGCCGCGCCAGCCACGGAACTGATGTGCTGGTTCAACTCTCTCTGAAGTGCGCTGGCTCTTTTCCCCGCGTCGGCCATGGCTTGCATGGCTGTGTCATCGGATGACAGCAGATCGAGCTGATGTGAGTGCGGATGGCCGCCCAGATTCGCCCGGACACCTCGGATCAAATTGCCAACCGACTGGCCGCTTTCTCCACCAAGGGCGGCCTTTATCCCAACGCGCTGAAGCCCTTCATTGCCTGGGGCGGCTTCTGCGATCGCTTGAGCCTGCGCGTCGGATATGCGGCCAGACTGGTGTAGTCCAAAGAGCGATTCGCCGCTTCCTCGCGCGATTGAGAATCCGGCTTTGCCAGTTCCCCGCGCCAGAAGTCCTCTGGACTCGGCTGCTTGCTGCGTGATCCCTGAATTCCTGAAGTAGTTTGCATAATCTGCTACGCTCCCTTGGTTGTCTCTGATGTTTAGTTCCGCGTCAAGCCGCGCTGCCTGACGCGCGTCGAATCCGTTCACCTCGCGGTGGATCTGTGAAGGGATGGTTTTTTCCCCGGTGCGCTTTGCCAGATCGAACCTGTGCCGTCCGGAAATCAGCTCCAGCTTTCCATTGCGACGCTCCCAGAGCTGCACGGGAGGAGTTCCAACTCTCTCGTATTTTCCAGCCAGTGGTTCCACCACGCCCTGCTCGTTTGCCCCGGACTTAAACTGGGGCACATCCTTGCTCAAGGAGATCTTGTTCAGAGGAACCTCTGAGATCGGATAGCCGGTGGCGTGAGTGGCAGTGTCCGGCGGAGCTGGAAGTGCCAGCCGTGGTTTCAGTTTAATGAACTCACCCTCGATGTCCGGAGGATTAAGATCCCTGCCAGGAAAAGGATGACCGCGATTCGCTTCATCGAGCATGTCCGGAACTGAAAACGACTGCGGCCTGCCAGCTCTTTGCTGGAAAAAAGCCTGCGCTTCTTTGAATCGCCTCATTTCCGAGTCGTCTCTCAGGTTGACGAATTGCTCCCATTCCCTGGGAGAAAGCGGAGGGCCGGAAGCATTTTCAAACTTGGTGTGCTTCTGCTGCAATTTTCGATACATCGCCTCATCGTGTTCGGCCTTAGTGATGTCGCCATTATCCAGTGAGCCTTTCAGTCCGGCGTCACTCATGGTTGACAGCTCCTGCATCCGGGTTTCAGGATCTACAACCAGCGGTATTTCGCGTGCAGTTTTCGGCGGAGTAACCTTGTGCGCGGTGAGTTGATCTCGATCCGGTTTCTTAATCCCAATGCCTTGCTTCTCCAGGTATGCGGCACGATCCCTGAGAACCTGTTCCACCTCGGGCGGGACCAGTGGCATGGCGTTGATCTTTGCGATCGCTGCATCGGCCTGGGCCTGGCTGTAGGTCTTCGGACCAACATCTTTCTGCCAGCCGTCGATCATTCTTTTGCGGCTCGCCAGTGCTTCTTCCTTGAATTGCTGCGCCAGCTTGTAGGCCTTGTTGAAATCGCCCATCGCCTTGGCGTTTATCATCTCCCGCAGTGGAGACACCGGAGGAGGCGCGGCCTTGCCGCCAGCTCTTGGCGGAACGAATGGAATTATGTCGCCGCCAGCGGTCTGGCTACCCTGTTGTTGCGGCTGTTGCTGCGGGATGGACGAAAGATGCTTTGCGATCCCTGGGACCGGCGGTTGCGGAGGAGGTTTAGGCTTCTGGAACTCCAGTCCCCCCGGGGGAATTGGAACTTCCCGCTCCGGCCTTGTCGGTTCTGCGGATTTTTGCGTCCAGTCCAGCTTGGTGCTTCTGCTGCTCGGATCGAATGTAGTCCCGCTCGACTGCGCTTGGCTCCCAGGTGTCCCATCCTTCTCCCCAGACTCCAGATCCGCTTCGTGGGGTTTCATCCCCTTCATCAACTTCAGCTCCTCGTCGATCTGGTGAATCTCCGCTTCGCTGACTTTCCATTCCGGCAATTTACCCGTCTGTCGGAAATGTCCAATCTCATCCTGAATGGTGAGGCCGATGGCGGTCGCGTCTCCTTCGGCCAGATCAATACGGTAGCCTTTGGTTTCCCCGGGGATAGGCGCACGCACATCGCCTCCCACAAACACACCTGGCATTTTCGTTCTACGGCTTCCGTCACCAAGGGTTTCCACGAACCCTCCCTTTTTCCCCACCTTGGTTAAGGTGATACCCTTCGGCAGCCATGCCGTGTTATTCTCACCGCCCAGGAAATTCTCAACGTGGGCAACTTTGAAGGTGTAGTCAGCCCTGGGGTTATCCTCGGAAGGACCGACATGAACTGTTCTGCTCCCATCGGGATTTGCAGTAACATGATCTATGGTCCCGGTTACCAGTTCGACATTGCCTTTGCTGACATGATCCAGGATGCGTCGATCCTGATTGATGCTGGCCTCCGGGCCAAATTTGTGCCGGGTAACCACGGTCACTTTTTTGGTTCCCAGGTCCAGTGATCCGAGGACAGCCTGCGTCACGGCATTGCTGCCGCCATACACCATGCCTTCTTTTCCGTTGGTCAGATTCTTGAACCGCTCAGTGCTTGCCCAGCCGGTATATTGAGACCCGGGGTAAGGTCTGATTGCTGGTTTTGTCCCAGGGAAAAGGGCCACCCTGCTTGCGGGAATGGTCTTTATGTTTACGAGAGCATTACCCCTTCTCTCGCCAGTAATAACATGAACACTGCCATCCGGTTGGTCGATGATGTTTACGACTTCCGTGTTGGTCCGGATTTCCGCACCGCCATTTCTGGCGGTCTCGATTTTTGCGTTAAAGTAGTCTCGCCCTGTTGAACCCCGCGCTCCCCTTCCGACATTGAACAGCTCCAGGGATTCCTTTGCAGCACCACCAGCCCTGGCTCCAGCCTCTATGCCCAGAACCCTGAGTCCCTCGTAAGGAAGATGACCGAGCATCTTAGATCCGGCTGCTCCAATCCCGACTACAACCACATCGTAATTTTGCCCGGACTTCTCCCAGAGTTTGTGCTGCTCCCTGAAATTATCCCATAGAGCCTGCTGCTTATCGCCCCAGTCCTGCCTTTCCTCCCTGGTTATTCTCCTGGATTCAGACAGTTTCTCGTAGCGAAGCACTGCATTCTGCAAACCGGCTGCGTCATCCTCCAGTTGATGGAGTTGAACCTGTTCTTCAGGTTGAAGCTTGGTAGGCTCGGTTGTTTTAATTATCTTGCCAGAAGCGTCCCTGCCTTCCCGCCGTTCGCCGGACAGGAGGCGTCCCAGCTCATGCGTTTTTTCCACCGGGATGGGAAGCGGGTCTTCACCACGGGCAATCCGCGCGGTGTTCTCTATTCTCAGGTCGTGCAGTTCGTCATCGAGCTGTTTGGCGCGAAGTTGCTCCGGGGTTGATGGTCCCCCTTCAGCTTTGGCCTTGTCCTCGATCGCCTTAACCAGAGCGTCTCTTTCCTGGGTCTTCAGGATCGACGGTCTTTCTCCGCGTTTGTAGATGTCGGAGATTTCCTTCTGGAGTGCCTTGAGACGGACAGCATCCGTGTCGGCTTCCGGGGCTTGCTGTGGCGCACCCTTGATTGCTTCAGTGGCGATCTCCCGGAAACCACCCTTCTTAATAATCAGCTCTCCCTCGGATTCGTTACCTGCGGCAACAACATCTTCGCGCCGGACAAATCCCTTTGTTACTTTCGCCCCGCGCTTGGCCGCATTCACTCCAAAGTCAGGAAGTGTTGAAACAGAAATGTGGTCACCGACACCTTGGCCGGTTGCACCATGCTCGTAGCCTTCGACCCTGGTGACAGGGATGAGTTCATCTCCGTAATGGAGTTTCAGGACTCTTTGGAGATCGTCATAATACGCGGGGTAATCTTCGTGCCTTAAAGCATCAACCAATCCCTGCCCTTCCTGACCGTGCGTGTAGCGGTCAATGGCGGCTGCGACAATGGGATGCTCCTGGTTGATCCCTTCCTCGATCAAGCCATCTCCGATCGGCTTCGGCTCATGCTTCGGACCACCCATGTTCTCATCAAGGATCTTCTGCTGCGCGGCTTCGTCCTTGGCGGCATACATTTCACCGATGCGCTTTTCGATTCCGCCCTTGGATGACTCAGGGGTTGGTGGCAAAGCGTCCGGAGGAAGTTCACCAGCGATCTGCTTGTTGAGGTGATCTATCTCATCAATTTTTGCCTGAATCTTTTCAGGCGGCATACCTGGGACATTTTTCAGCAGCTCAACTTCATGCTGCGCTTCCTTGACTCGTCTTTCCCATCCGCCTATTTGCCCTGGTGTCGCTTTTGGTGCCTCGGATACCACGGGCGCGGCGTTGGGGACGGGTTCTGTGCGTGGTAGCTGCCCCCCTGCTGCCGCTCCTTGCGGCGTTCCGACAACATAATCGCTATCGCCTGGGATCGGGATTGAACCATCGGGCCGTGCTTGCTGCCCGAGTGCAGTTCCCCCGCCTTGAACTTGTGCATCACCTGGTTGCTTGGCATAAGGTTGAACTCCTGGTATTTCCTGCGTTTGGATTGGCGGCTTCGCCAATGGCTCTGTCCCCGGCCCCGGAATTGGTGGGCCTGGAATCGGCTCCTGAAATTTTACTTCACCGACACTGCTCTCAAAATCCGCCGGGTTAAAGATACCGGGAGGAGGCGGAACGGCTCCTGGTTTGGGAATCCCCGGGCGAGCTATGTCGCCCATGGCTTTAAGTCCGGCGAGCTGCGCCAGATCGAACACGGTTCCTATTCCAGCATCATATCTTTCCTGTGATCCAGCCGGAGTCTGGTCTGCCGCATGAATCTCTTTAGCCCGATTGTAAACCTGCTCCGGGAAGTCCATCCCTGCTCTCAGGGGTGGAAAATACAATCCCAGCCACTGCTTAATACCTTCAGGAGTAGTAGGAGCCTGAGTTGGAATTCCGGCGGATCTCGCCCACTGCTCTCCGGTCTGAGGCACCATGCCTGAAATATATTTCCCAACCGCCGAAGCGGTCTTCCCAAATGGTGCTGGGTAACCACTCCAGTCCACCGGATTGTATTGAGACGCCGCGTTCTTCTGAGTGAATGCCATGTATCTCTGGAACATCCCCATGGCACCATCGGTGGCGGGAGTGGAAGAAACAGGAGCGGATGGTTGAGGCTGCGCTGTTGCGGCAGGCTTATTGCCGCCAGTGACCTGTTCCCAGGATAACGCCCCGGAGCTGTCAGGCTGCTGCGGTGGAGGAGAAGACCCTCCTACCACCTCCTCGTATGAAAGCCCGTCTGCCATTTTTACGGTGGGACAAATTGTGTTCCCGTCCAGCGCAGATCACCCTGGTCCGTCTGATAAACCACACCGGCCTGCATCTGCTGCTTCGTCGTTGGCAGCGGCTGCGTTTGGTAGGTTCCCTTATCCACCGATGGCAATGACGATACCCGATCCTGGATTTGCTGGTATCTCCTGGCCTGATCGGTCAGCCATTGCGAGGAAATTATTCGTGGTTTTCCAACAGGCTTCCCGTTTACATACTGCTGGATTTGCTTCATCCCGGTGGATGGTGCTTCCGGCTTCGGGTAACCAGGCACTCCCAATCTCTGTTGCCAGGTCAGGTTTGCCTTCTGCTCGTCCGTCAGTTCTCCGGGAACATCCGGGTATAACTCTGGATGCAGAACGGGGTTGGTGTCAGTGTTCTGAATGTTGCCCCAAAGCTGACTGCTAACACCATGCTGCCATGCCTTGGTGTCGGACTCGATTCCTCTCCTGGCATTGATAACAGCGTTCTGTTGCAGCCTCGCCTTGTTATTCCTGGCCTGAGTGTAGAACGAAGGCGGAGCATACTGGTAATCAGGGTTTCCCAGGATGTTGTCGATCTTCGACATGTAATCAGGGTCGAGTGGATTCGCGTCGAGGCTGGCAAAGTCCCTGGAAATTCCAGAAACGCTGTCCTGCATCTTTTTTCTGTCACCCACTTTTTCATCGAAGATGTCCTGCTTTAACTGGAGCGCACCTTCCCTCAAGCCCACGCCTTGCTGCATCCCATAAAGCTTCATCTCGTTCAGCTTGTCCTTCATCGCGCTGTCTGCTTCGATCTGGGCGTTCTTCTGCTGCAACGCCTGCATTTTGCCTTCAAACTCCTGCTGCTTCAGCTTGAGTCCGGTGGACAAAGCCCATGCATTAAGGAACGTCTCCGCCGGATTCCCGAGGGCGATGTTCTTGTAGGGGATCTGATTGGCTTCAGCCTGTGCTGCTGTTAGTCCTGATGCGTCTGCCATAATGTTATCCTTGGTTGAAGTGCAGGTTGCCTCCGAGGAGATTAGAGAACGACCCTATCAGGCCCGGGTATTGTGATGAAGGATTAACTGCCGGGCCGTAACCACCAGCGGGAATCGCTGCGGGATAACCGCTCTCTCCATAGACAGGCCGTGATGCTCCAGCGGCTGCGTAGTTCGCGCTGAGTGCGCCCATGTCGGAACCCGAGGGACCGCCCTGCGCTGAAGAAGCGAAGTAGTTTGGCGCGACCCCGCCGCCACCGCCGCCTTTCCCTGCACCAAGGTAGGCACCAATCAGATTGATGATGGTGTCACTGATTCCTTTTGCCACGGGGTTGGGAGCAGCTCTCTGGTTTTCCGCGCGTTGCTCAGTCTGCTGCCTGTAAAGATTGTTCTGCATGGTCATGGCAGCCTGCTCCTGTGGCGAGATAAAGAACGACGCAGGATTCATGTTCAACTGACTGGCCATCGACGCCCATGTCTGTGCAGCGTTCTGCCCGGCCTGACCGGTTGCTATTCCCTTGTTAATCATGTCCAGGGATGTGAGACCGAGATTCCTCGCCTGGTTCGCGGTCCCCATCGCGCCACCCCACAAACCAGAACCGAGATTCTGGAACGCAGTGCTTCTGGTAACCTGGTCAACGACATCCTGTGGGATTTGTCCGGCCAGCTCCTCGGCGGAAAGGCTCTGCAACGTCTTGGTGAGATCGCCGCCACGCGCGAGAATATCGCTAAACCCGGGGATGGATCGGTTCATCATCCCCAGCATGTAATCGTAATACTCACCACCCAGAGACTTGATCCACGGCATTGCCGCCAGATCTTCCTTGAGAGCCTTTATCTGCTCATCACCAAGGTTGGTTGGAGTGTAGGGAATGATGTCCGGGGTTGACCCGAACACCTCTGAAAGAACCGGTATGTTGTCTGATGGCATGGTTTATAGGCTCCCGAATGTGCCCACATCTCCAAGGCTGAATCCTTCAGTCTGGATGTGAACAGTGTGACGGATTCCTCCGAGGTAAGCCCGGAGTTCTTTATCCAGTATGTCGAGTGCTGCCTGCTGGTTGACTGAAGCATTTTGCCAGTCTTCCTTCTCCTCCAGGAACTTGGCGGTCACCATCAGTCGAATGGCCTCGTAATTCTTGATCGTCATTATGTCGCTGGGTTCCTTCAAGATCCACCTGATCTTCACCGCGAGCGTGATGGTTGACCCATTGCAGCAGTCGGCAATCAACCTGTATTTCCGGCGCGGATGACTGAACCCAGGCTGGAGTTTGTCGCCCTGGTCGATCAGCATCGAGCCGCAGGGAGAACACCCCGGGCCATTGTCCAGATGCTGGAAGAACTGACTCCGGATAGGAATGGGGCGACCGTTCAAATTGATTCCCAGGACCGCTTCGACACTCAGCGGCATATAGATGACGCCGCCCACCACGGTAGCCTGGATCGTTTGCACGCAATCCTTCCAGATTCCGCGCTCCATCAGCCTTCGTTCTGACTGCTGAACGTGCCATGTGAGATCGCGCTTGGCGGTGTGCAACGCCTGCGGGAGATCCAATGCGATCTGCGCCCTGATCCAGCCGAGGGAATCCTGTGGGAATTTCTGGATGTCGAGAAGGTAGTTGCTCTTTCGCAGCGCGAAGTTGCGCGGGTCGAGCATGTGCTTCTTCACTTCCTGCTGCAACATCTCCAGTCCGGTCTGGCGGTATTGCTGGCCATCGGCCACCGCGTTGTTCTCGTAACGCTCGATCGACAGAATGATGCACTTGATGGCTTCCACGTTTTGAACAATGAGGTAGTCCTCATCGTTGGTGACGGGGAGGTAACGCCGCGCTCCGGCGCAGTTCACTGTGGCGTTCCCTGGCTCAAGTCCGGGGTAATAATAGACCCTTCTCAGATCCGATGCGTCGTTGGGATTGGCGACCAAGCCGAGATCAATCAGCGGGTTGTCCATCTGTTGCTCCGGCTCCAGGTAAGTCGAGCTGCTGGTGATTTCATACCAGCTCTGAGTGACGTCCTTGCTGCCATACACCTTGGCGTCTGCCGTGCCTATGGGGTGCGCCTCAATGATGTTCTCCATCTGCGGCGGCAAGATAAGGAACTTCGGAAACTCAGTGATCGGAGTGATGTTGGCCGCAATCATTCCTCCCACGGGAATCATGGCATCGAGAATGATCTTGGTGGCCTCGTTGAGACGCACCATCACCCGTGGATCGTCAGCGCAGACACCATTGTCCACTACGCCGCAGATCATGGGAGCAACGTCTTTGAATTGCAGGCCGCCAACGATCACCGGGGGAGGAGGAAAGGTGATGTCCGAAATGTCAGGGATGTCGATCATGCTGTGCTGTATCCTACGAAGATTATCCAACCAAGGGCGATGAAGGGAGGCAGTATGGTCACTGCTTCGATGGGAGGATCTGTGTCCGGGGTTCTCCCCTTGTCAGCCGGAATCAACAGGTGATTTGGCGGGTCGTTAGGCTCCGGAGTTCCTGAATCCGGCCCGGTGACGATTTTCTTAGGAAGTCCATACATCTGGCCTTTGTCATCCCGCGCGTTAGTGTCGGCAGACCAGCGTCCCACCCATAGATCACTGCTGGGATTACGAAACGTGTTGGCCTCAGTCGCGGTCACTTCAAACTTTCCCCCGGTCTTCTGGTCGGTTGGGTTCTTCGCGGTGTCGATGAACGCCTGCCAGCCGTTGTCGTAGTCGGTGTGGCTGTTGGATTTGTTCATGTGTGCGCCCATGAGAAACTTGTCGGAATAGTCCGGCCTTCCGTCCTTTCCGTTGCACAGTCCCCAGCCGTCGTAATTGCCGGTCACGTTTCCCAGGCCCGTGGAGTCGAAGTCAGAGTGAGGATCGTTGTCGTGATACCCCGGGGCACCGGAGTAACCTCGGATCTCTCCCAGCATTCCGTTGTAAACTCTGCGCCATTTGTTGTGGTAGAAGACCTTGATGTTCACAGGGCGGCCCTGGGCATCTTTCTCAAACCACACCTTGTCCTGGTCCTGGACGTCCGGGGTGCCGTTGCGGAGAACGACACTGAGATAGGAGTCCGAGATCGTGGAGCTGACCAGCCGGTTAGCCAGCGCGAAAAGTTGCTGAAGATTCAGCGGCGATTCGCCCGGATCGGGCATCGCAAATTCAGTGAGAATATCTGGCGGATTCATAGGCAGTCTAACATTTTGATGTGCTTTTCTCAACGATCTTCTGGGCGTGCAAACGGAACCTGTCGATCACCACATGCCCGGAGCCAGTCATCTTGATCTGGAAATCGTAACCCCGGCGCAGTTGCCTGCCAGTGGTGGCATCGCAGTCGTTGGCGGGTTTGCCCAGGGGAACCCGTGGCGCGAACCCGGCGCGTGCCGATGGAAGCCCGGCCATGTCGATTGCCCCGGCCTCCCCGATCATGTCGAACTTCTGGGTGAACTCCCGCCACAGTATCCACGAAGGATACTGATCTGGCCGGTAGTAGATCCGCATGGTGTGCATTATTCAATGATCTCCCTTAGCCACAGGTCACCATCATACATCTCGTTTTCCGTGAACGGAGTCGATTCTTGCGAGGCCTGAAAGTCGAGCGTCCTGGACACGAATTCCCACGGGATTCTTTCATTAACGAAGTCATCCCTGTCGTCCTTTGAAACCTCGTAAAGCTGGTTTTGCTCATTCTCATCCAGTCCAAAACAAAATGCCCGGGTCTTCCCGTCGAACGTGCCGGTGAGTAGCTGGAGTGGGCGGAACCGATCGCATTTCCACTGGCCCTCCCATGCTGGTTTGGCGGTCTGCGGGGCTTGTGGGCTTCCGGCAAAGGAACTGATGACGTCAAAGTCCACCGCCACTACCCCGGTGTGATACGGCCTGCCATTATTCCACGCGGGAGATGTGGTGAAAATGATCCGGTTGTCGAAGTAGATCGAGGAGGCGTATTTCAGGAGGAAGTCGCTGTCGTTCTCCAGGAATTGCCTCACGTTGGTCGAGAGCGGAACGTGCGCCCATCCGCTGGGTTCGCTTCGGGCCTGGCGATATGAGCGCACGCCATCGTCACTCCGAAACCAGAGATCTTCATTCACCACTGAGATACTGCGGTGGCCGCGCATGCCCGTGGTTAAAAGGGACAGCACCTGGAACGCGCTGGTCTTCCACTGCTCGCGCGGAATGGACAGGAAGAAGCTGGCCGAGCCGCGCTCCGCAAACGCCATGAGCTGACCGTTGCCCGTGGAGGTGTCCAACTGGGCGAAAAATGACAGTCCTGTTACTTTTCCCTGCTGGAAGGGAATCGCCGCGTCAAAGCCTTCCGCCAGGAAGTTCCGCTCCGTGAAAAGCACCAGGGAATCCGCTGGATCAGACAGATCATGGCTGCCATAAAGATCACCAAAAGCGATGTCTCGGTCATTGACGACCACAACCAGGCGACCCATACCGTAGGCCATAATTGTGCCAACCGGGATCTCAGTCTGCTCCGCTGTTCCCGTGGTCTTGGCTCTCCTGGCCTTGTTGGAATCATAAATGATCGCTCCGCCGGTTCCGTCCTGCGCGATCAGGAATTTGTCAGCCTGGCACATGTAGGCAATCTTCCGATTCCTCATGTTGCGAACACTTCTGGGGTCATCTTCGATCTTGATCTCGATTGCCTTCGCTGTCTTTATCCCCGGGGTAATCTTGAACAGGCGTCCACCGATCATCGCCATGATGCAATCGTCTCCGTTGTGAGGCGAGTAACACTGGGCACACTGGAAAATGCCGTTCCTGTAAACATAGTCTGAGTTCTCGTTATTCAGGTTCGGTGGCACGAAGAAGTAAGGCGGGTCCGGCAAAGGAACAGCAGGGACGCCTTCCTTATCAGGATCGGCATACTCGCCTTCAATCCTGTCCACGAACTGGGAATGAAACCTGGTGTTGTAACACCAAAGCTGCCTGTCAGTGTGAATGGTCCTGTCCGGGAAGTTGGGATGGTCCACCATTGGAGGAAACGCCTCGTCTATTCTCCGGAACCCCGGGCGCGTAGTGATGCTCCCTCCACGGAAGGTCATATTGATCGCGCTCTGGACCTGGTTTGGATCGAGCAGGTTCGGCTGACGACCGGCGTCCACGCCGCCTTCCAGCGTGCGCCATCCGTCGAAAATCCTGTTTTTATCAACGATCATTTCGGAGAGTATTTTCCACTTGTTGCGTGCATCATTTGAGAGGTCGGCACGGCGGCTGCCGGTTGCTCGCTGCCGCCACGAAACCTATCCACGATTGACTGGTAAAAACCTGGTTCATTTACTAACCTGTTATGAAAATCAACCTGCCCTCCATGGTAAGCGTTCCAGTTCCAGCCCGGATTCATTGTGCTTCCAAGCGGCTGGCTGGCCCAGGGACTCGGCATGGCGTGTTTCATCAATCCAAAGTTCTGTGGCGTGGTGTAAATACCCTTACGCATCTGGGTTAGCCAATGCAGTGCTTCGCCGTTTCCCCTGCCCCATAGTGCGGCGGCACTCGTCGGCCCATACATGGGAGGACCACCACCTCCCTGCGGTGCTGGAACACTGGAACTTCCAACCTGTCCGACCCCGAAGGGATTCGTCGGTGAGTTGATGTCAGGATTAAAGTTAGTCTGAGAACCAAAGAAGCCGCCCCTTCCACTGGGATCACTGCCCAGTCGCTCAAGGCCGCTCTGAGTGTTGGGGCCGGTCTGGACAGGACCAAACGCGCCTTCGGCGGCCAGCTTGCCCATGTCTCCCCCGGTGTCAGCGTTCCAATATGGTCCACCGGGAACATTGGTGTTGTATCCGCTAGGTGTAACACCAGCCAGTCTCTGCGCGAATGTCTTGGCAGCATCACCGGCAGCGGCAACAATCTTTCCAGCACCATCAATGATGTTGCCAGCCGTGTCAGTAAAGAACTGGCCTACGCCTCCACCGCCAGGGAATTGCGTCATGTTAAAGGCGTTGGCGTTGCCTTCTGGCGAAACTGCTGTTCCGGGAATGACGTTGCCATTTGCATCTAGCATTCCTTGAGTTGGAGGAGCGTAATTAAACCCGGGCGCGTTGGGCAACAATCCGGGGTCAGCACCACCAACCGGATTTGGTCCGGATGGGCTGTAGTAACCTGTCGGCGGAGTCCCGGCAGCACCTCCGGCGAATCCACCACCTCCGCCCGAAGTGTCGTCCGGTGGAGCAACAGCTCCTCCTCCTGGAAATTGGTCAACAAAGAAGGGCCACTGGAAATCACCTCCTGTCGTGTCAGCTCCGGTCGCCACAGTGGAAGGCTGCTGGTAGCCGGACATGTCGGGAAGGTTGTCGAAATCCCCAAGGTCGGTCGGAGGTGCCATTCCGGTTCCGGCACTTAGATTTCCACTCCAGTCCGGAGTAGGAGGCGGCGGGAACAATTCATTATAGATCCCGGCGTAGGGATTATCCGGGGGATTCGGGGCATTGACATTCAGATGCACCGTATCGGTGCCGAAGGGGTTCTCCGGAATGCCTGAAGGCTGCCCAAAGGGATCGACCGGCAGATCCATAAATGGCGGATAAACTCCAGGAGGCACATCCATGCCCTCATGTGGCATTCCGCCGACCGGAATTGGTGTTGGTTCAATGCTGGGATCGCCAAACTGCATACCAGGACGACTGTCGGGAGGCAGTGCTTGCAGTCCGGCAGGATTACCGAGATCTCCTTCCCTGATGGCGCGTTGCGTCATCCGCGTGAACAAATCAGTGTCCATGGCGTGATACTCCATCTGTAACGCCGTGTTTGATCCCGGCCCTTCATAATTCACCGGGGTTGTAGCTGGCTGCGCTGGCTCATTCGGAAAGGTTGGAACCTGTCCGGTGCCGACAGGAAAAGGCCTGGCTGACGGGAAGGAAGGATCATCCAGCCAGACATTCGGGTCAGTGCTGGCGCGGAAAATGTTCGGGTTCGGAGACAGTTGATTCGGAGACAGCGGTTGCCCGGAGATGAAAGGATCAACGCCCTGACGGAACTGGGGATAACTTCCAGCCGAAGGCGATGACGATCCACCTCCGCCGTAGAGCTGCATCAGGTATTGAAACTGTTGATCTGTCATGGGAGTTCGTAGGCGCAAACTGACACCGCGCCGATGTTGGCAGTCCCGATCCCTCCATTGGTTGCAAGCTGCACATCAATCCAGATTGGAATTCCCAACGATAGGCCGCCGATAACGAAACTCATCGAGAATGGAACAAGCGCGTTGGCTGCCAGCCTTGTGCATCCCGCGTAACCTCCGATTGGCGCACTGCCAGCCGGTGGATTGTCGCCATTGTGAGGAGCTGCCCCGGTGCCGATTCTGATCTGGGCGATCGCGCTGCCTGCGGCGTTGTTATTCCACATCCAGCCGTGAATGGTAGCAGTGACTTTGCCGCTGGTGAGAAGCGTTATCACCGCGTTAAGGCCCATCATCTTAAAAGCTGCGGATGTCGTTCCTGTAACCGTGTCCTGCTTGACAGTCTGGACGGCGGCGTAATTAGGAACGGTGATCCCGGGAACGGCTACCCATTTGGAGTCGTAATCGTCAGGAGAATTCTTGACCAGGACGTCATTTGTCGCTCCTCCTGCCGGAACCCCGGGGCCGGGAGGACCAGGATCTCCTTGGCCAGATCCGATCACCGCAAAGAGAATCCATGCCTTTGGATCTCCATTCGCTGTTTGAGGCGAGACCTGGACCCAGCTCGTCCCCGCGTTTGCGTTGCCTTCCCGCACCGTGCAGTAGGCGCGGTTCACCTCATCGAAGGTGTCCATGTCCGGGGCTGTGGTCCACGCTCCGGTCTGGGCAATCCAGATCGTGTTCTCGCTTTCCCTGCCAGTCTGATCCTTCAGGAGAATCCGGTCACCGGCCCGTGGAACTACGCCATCAACGGCGTGAAGGCCGACATGGGAATGGAAAGTCGTGCTGGCCAGTCTCACCGCTGTCTTGGGATTGAGTCCCTGGAGCAGCATATCCATGAAGGACTTGGTTACCGCATCCTGCGCGTTGATCGGATTCGCCAGGTTGATGATCCTCTTGCTGGCCAGATTGACGTCTGCCCCGGGCTGCCGGATCTGATCGAGTTTCGCCAGATACGTCCCAGAGATGATTCCTCCCTGCCACGTTCCTACAGCAATCGTTCCCAGTTCGGTGATGTGACGCTGCTGTCCATTCACACCAGCAGTGAGCTGTCCGGCCAGATCCACGAAACCAGGCTGCTTCACGGTCCATACATGCGTGGGATTATCCCAGCCTTGCAGCCACTGGTTCCCCGGGGGATGAATGGTTGGAGGTGCGCCCAGCTCCTGAAGATTGGATGTGTCGAGGTTCAGCAGCTTGTGGTGCTGCATGTCCACATCGTTCTGCGCCAGCGCGTGCCACAGCAAACTGTGTCCGGTTCCTGCTACTTCGATTGCCATAGTTATGCCTCGGTTATGATGTCGATGATCTCCGGCAGCGGCACTGTGTAAGAAGCGATGTCGCTGTTGTTGAATCCCTGCTTTGCCGCGTAAGCCTCCACCAGCACTCCTCTGGAAACAGTGATCGTGATGTGAACGTCAGGACCGGAGGGAGGTGCTTCCCTGAAGGTCGGTCTCCCGGCGCGGTAGAAAAGGACCGATCCTGAAACAGCCCGGATGGTCACGGTGGCCGTGGTTTCGTGAAGCTCGACCAGGATAATGGTGGGCTTGTTCAACTGCGGCTGGTAAGGAGGACCAGAAAGAAAGTGATGGTAGTCCATGTCCCGACCCAGATATTCGTAGGGATCACCCTGAAGCCCGGGGTCAGGCACCATTCCTGAATGATGATCTTCACCGAACTCTGCTATCGGCAGAACTTCAGGATCAAATTGCCCGGTGGTAAACTTGGAAGCGTCCAGAGGAGGAATGAAAGGAATCGGAAGTTGTTCCGTGTGGAACTGCGGGTCCATGACCGGACCTGTCCCCGGACCCATTCCAATTCCCAGTCCGTGCTGCCCGAAGACACCAAACCAGGAGTTGTTAGGCGCAGGCACCCACGCCACATTGCAAGTCTGTGAACTGGTCCCCACTCCAGAAACAGAGAACTGATCCGGAAAACTGAACAGCACTTCCGACACTGTTCCCAGCCCTGCGCCCGGGGTCACATTGGCTGGAAGAAGCCGAAGGTTGGAATCGACCGCAGCGTATCCATTCGGTGCGCCTTTGCGCGACGTCAGCTCGGCCAGATCTCCACGCGCGGCCCACGCGGGAGGAGCTGGAGCGTCGATCTCGTCGGTGGGGGGAAGTGGAGGAGAAAACCATGCTGGTGGGATGACGCCATTCAGATTTAGTTTGCTCTGAACGATCGCAGCGTGCTGCGAAACGCTCTCATTGATGACTGAGCCATCGAGCATCGGCCTTGGATCGGAAAGCCTGGGATCGGTCAACTGCACCAACCCCGGTGGAGTGGGATAAAAGTGTAGAACCTTGAGCAGATCATTGAACTGGCAGTCCAGATCAGTGCTAAGAGAAGCGTTTTCTACAATCGGAATCATGGCAATTCTACGGCTAGGACACTGACGGAACTGAGGGTTGTTGTTCCTCCCGCTGTTGTTGATTGCACCAAATCAAACCAGAGAGCGACCGCGAGTGCCGCATTCAGGATTACCCCGGACAAGGAGAACGGAGTGGCGTTATTGACCGTGTTCCCGGTCAGGAAATCCAACGCTCCAAGGGCTGTTCCAGCCGGAGCTGCGCCGTTGGCTGGAGGAGTTCCTGTGCCGTAACGCATCGCAACCGCTGGCCACTTATTGGCCACGGCGTTGACCATCGTTCCGGTGATGATGACCAGCACCTTCCCTGTAACAGTGGGCGTCAGCGTGGCACCAAGACCGGCGTGAACTCCGGTGGAAGAAGTTGTTCCAGCAGGATTAAGTGGAGGCTGCGGGGTTTGGACAGCAGCGTAAGCACCATTGAGTCGTTTCCAGGTTGGAGTCGCGCTCAATAGACGCCAGTAGTCTCCGGTGTCGGTTTGATAGCCGATCCTCCCAACATCGGCGGAAACATAGCTTCCGGCAGCGATTCGGGCTGCGGCGTTCGCAAACACCCAGCTCTCCAGCCGGTGATTGATTGTGGCGTCTTGGTGTCTCATAATTATGGTCCTACGGTTATCGGCGTAATGCCGTCATCTCCGAGAATTGGTTCGGTCGGATCGAGCGGATCTCCTGTCACAATGATTTCTCCAGGAGGCGCGTAAGGAGCTGGCATCACCACAATTCCCGAGTTGGTGTAGCCGACCTTTGAGCAATAGGCGTAAACAGATTGCCCAGAGTTGATCTGAACCTGGCCTCCGCTGGTGATTGGCGTGAACCCTACAGTGGGATCATCCACGGAGTAGAAAAGCGATGCCCCGTTAAGCCCTGAAGTGACAGTCACGAAGTAAGGCGGCCCACTTCCAATGGCGAGGAGTGGAGCAGGGCACACCGGCTGGTAAACAGGCCCGATGAGAGGAAGCGGCTTGTAAGTCATGTCCCGCGCGAGGTAGTCACTGAGTTGGACCGCGTTGGGATCTGGTCCACCACCAGGAAGCGGAGAATCACCCGGGGGAATTACCGCTCCCCCGGGATCAGGAACTGCGCCAGGGGCATGACCCGGACCCAGACCGACAGCAATAGGAATGCGTGCCGGAGCGAGCATGCCGCTGGCGACTATCGAAGCATCCAGATCCGGAATGAGAGCCATCGGAAATGGAGTGTTGTAAAACTTGGGCGGCCCCGCTGCGCCTTCCATGTTGCCGAACCATGAAAGGTCAGCAGCGGTAGCCCAAACTGCGGAAAGTGTTCCGGACTGAGTGATCGGGCTGCCGCTCACCACGAACTGCGGCGGCATGGCCAGTCCAACTGAAGTCACGGTTCCCGTCCCAACCGTCCCAGGAAGCTGCGCGGCGGGGACTTTTGATCCTCCGTCGAGGCCGCAGTAACCAAGCGGTTTGTTCTTATTGGTGAGATACTCAGCCAGATTCCCCGGTGCTGCCGTTGTAGCAGTGGTCCCTAACCATGACGCGGGGATCTGGCCATTGAGAGCCAACTTCGACTGAACAATCCCAGCGTTGGCAGCGCATGACGCATCGACGACGCTCCCAGGAAGCGGTGCCCGGGCATCCGTAAGCCGTGGATCATCACTTCCTACCAGACCCGGAGGAGTAGGAATGAGATTCCGGACATTCAACAGATCGTGAAAATCACAGTTCAGATCTGTCGAAAGGATTGCGTCTTCGATGATTGGCGTCATGGCGTCCTGACTCTGAGGAAATAAAACTCGGTTGGTGGCCGTGGGTTAATGGCGATAGAGAATCCGCTGATCGTCTTGTGGACGACCTGGACATGAATCACTGCCTGGACACTGTGATCTTCAGTCAGGTTTTCCACTCTCAGTTCAGTGAATCCGTAGTTGGTTCCGCTGCGCGGCTGACGGAATGCGATGACCTGAATGTTGGCATGAGGCGTTAGCTGGACGTTGAGATCCTCCGGCGCATCAATCAGGACCAGGGAAGTTGGCCGGTGAATGACCACCCTCCAGTGCATGACGTAGCCGGGGCCGATCGGCGCACCGGCAAAGACCACGGCGAAACCTTCTATCGCTCTTACCGTGGGGACGATCTGGACTGCTCCAGGTTCGACATTGCCCATGGCATCGACGTAGAGGTATTCAAAGCTGTATTGGGCATTCAGCTTCAACACATCAAAGAGGACCACGGCGTTGATCTGACCATCGACCAACTCCAGTGATCCGCGTTCGTCCATGTCATTGGTAGTGCCAGCGGAATCGACCAACAGGTCGTCCTTCGGCTCAATGATCTGAACCGTGTCGCACTCGATTACGTCAGGGCCGCAGCTCATTGATGTCCCTGGATTGCGTGAATTGCTCCGCCTCCCATTAGGAATGCCAACAGCCCTGTCCAGAACATGATCCGTCCGACTTCAACGATCTTGGGATTGCTCGACAGGACATACATCAACAGTCCGATTATGGAGACTAGGAGTGGTAGGTAGATTATCATGGTTATTGTTGGTTGGTTGTGGTAGCAGCTTTTGTAACTCGGCTATTGCGCCTGTTAGTTGTGCATACCGGGTTTGGTTTTCTGTTGCTTTCTGCTGGAAGTCCTGGTTGGCTTTCTGGTTGGCCCGATACTCAGCGTTGTGCTGCGTCTCGATGGCATTCCTTTCAAGAATCAGGGCTTGGATTCGTTCTTTTATGATGTTTTCCATTTCCATTTCTCTCTTTAACAACTTCCCAGGTTCGCAGGCCAGACAATCCGAACACCAGGATGGCAAGGGCACGTTGAAACTCGTAGAGGTATTTGAACTCGGCCTGGGGCAGAGCTTCTTTCAGGAACCCTGGGAACGCCAGAGCCGCCAACTGAATCACCATGATGAGAATTGGCATGAACAGGAACATCAGCACCGCTCCCCAGTTGAGAAAATGTTTCCATGGTTCTTCCTTCATGGTATTTCCGCAGCGCACATGGCGACGGAACTCAACTTCCCTATTCCGCTTCCACCAGCATTGCCGTATCCCGCGCTGAACCAGTAACGAGTTCCGACCACTAATCCGGTGACGATGGCAACCAGTCCTATCGGGCAAGGCAAATTAGCGATGGCAGAACCCGACAAAGCAAGTCCACCCGCAACGGTTCCGGCGACCGACGATCCCGGATTAGGTTTACTTCCTGTTCCCCACCGGAGCTGTGCTGATGCGCCCTGGTTCACTGAGTTGTTACTCATGTAACCAGACAAGCTGAACATGACCTTTCCACTGAAACTTGGAGTAAGGTAGTCACCCAATCCGGTCATTACTTCGCCCTGGGTTGTTCCAGCCAGTGTTGACTGTGCGGTCTGGAAAAAAGCGAATGTTCCAGTCGGTCCTACTTCGCCCTGAATTCCCTGCGCTCCCTGAAGTCCCTGCGGCCCCGCTGGGCCTGCTGGTCCCTGGATTCCCTGTGCGCCGGTTGCGCCGGTCGCTCCAGTGTTTCCTTTTGCTCCGGTCGCTCCTGCTGGGCCGGTTGGTCCTGTCGGGCCAGTTGGCCCGGGGATGCCCTGAATTCCCTGAGATCCTGCTGTTCCCTGGTCTCCTTTTGCTCCTTGGGGACCAGTCAGTCCTGTGGCTCCGGTTTGTCCTGCTGAACCAGGATCGCCCTTCACGCCCTGTGGACCTGTGGCTCCAGCCGGGCCTTGTGCGCCTGTCGCGCCGGGAGTGCCGGGTGCGCCTGCCGGTCCCTGGATCGGGCCAACATCACTCCATTGCCCGGGCAAACCCCAAACCCAGCCGTGGCTCGTATCCAGGGTGATCCACAAATCTCCCGGAGTTGCCGAGGCCGGGAGGCTGGCGTGCGTTGCAACCGATCCCTTGATGACGACACTCGTTCCGTCAGCTCCCTTCGGACCTGTCGGGCCTGCCGCGCCTTGAATTCCCTGTGGACCTGGTGCGCCCTGTGCGCCCTGAGTTCCAGTTGCTCCTGTTGCCCCGGGGTTACCTTGTGGCCCCTGAGATCCGACATCTCCTTTGTTTCCTTGCGGCCCCTGCGCTCCGGTTGCTCCCGGCGCACCGGCAGCTCCTGTTGCGCCAGTGGCTCCAGTGGCTCCCGGAGGACCAGTTGGCCCAGGGATAGTTGAATCTGCTCCGGCGGCTCCCGGTGGCCCTTGTGGTCCGGTGGCTCCGGGAACGCCTTGCGGTCCCTGCGCTCCAGTCGCTCCCTGCGGCCCGGTTCCTGGCGGTCCCTGTGGACCCGTTGGGCCAGTTGGACCTGCTGGACCTTCCGGGCCTACAGCGGCTGGGATTTGAATCTGGACAGGCGAACCATCGCCAGCGTCGAATACCTGAACACCACCGAATGGTGGTGTCAGTGGCTCAATCACCTCGACCTGAAGGAGAGATGGAGCTGTTTGTAAATCGTCCAGTGTAGTCACGATGGAAGGGAAAAAATTGGAGGTGCTTCGACGAGTTCAGGCGGCTCATCGTCACTTGGAAGGTTGGGGATCAATGGATCAATGCCTGCCTTGGTAACAGGATCTTTGATCTGGACCTTGCCTGCCAGGAAAGGCGGAAACCGGTAGTCAACAATGCCGTGATGGTCAACATGCTCCCAAATCCAGTCCCATGATTCGACACCGAGTTTGAACAAGGCAGTTTCGTCCCTGCCAAGGGATAGGGTTGTTACTCCATGCAATGACTCAGTAATGGCAGCTCCAAGGAAGATATTCAACGACTGTGCCCTGCACTGCCAGCCAGCCAGGTTGACTCCAATGCCATCCTTGTCTTTCCATTTAAGGGTCACCGGCCCCCAGTCGCAGCCGCGCCAGATTGTAGGTAGGTCTAACTTGCCTGGTTTCATAGTCCGTGCCTTGCCTTGATCTCATTATGCAGCTTGGTCAGGTTCGCTGGTGAAACGAAATTGTTGTAGAACTGGATTTCTGCCAGGTAACTGCTTGCGGAGGCAAAACTGCCAGAACCCACAGTGGTAAATGGAGCAACACCAACAGGGAGAGAGAATGCATTAGACGGAACAGACGCTCCATTCAGGTAGAGTCCATTGCACGCTGTTACGATTTCCCATTGACCGGTTGTGGCTACATTAGTGGTTGACTGATGTTGCAGGCTCCCATCGTTGTAAGCCATGTAAGCTGAAGCGTCAGAATCGCTTTTCAGGTAAATTCCCCGCGTTCCATCCACCCCGCTTGGTGCGACCGTCAATGAAACCGCACCGTTATAGATTTGGCAAAACAACAGCGCAACGATTGTCCACGGCTGACTGGTGTTGATGGGCTGATTCAGCGTCATAAACAGCCCGGTATAGAACTGCAACAGGGGAATGCCTACCAGTCGGGCGATGCCTTCCTTCTCCGCTGCTGACATTGGGGTTGCCAATTCTGCTGCCCTGATTGCGGCGAAAGCGTTGTTGTAAAACACCGGGCCTGTGGCTGGTGCGGCAGTGGCGTTGTTAGGAACTGCACTGCTGTCCGGCCAGAGGGTCACCTGGTTGCCATCAGGGATGGGAGTAATCGCCTCGCTTTTAAGCCAGAGTTTGAGTCCCGGGACAGTGAGTGGCGAAAATGGCGGCTGATCCACTAATAGTGAATCCGCCTTCCACCAACCCATCATTCCTGGAACTGATAATGGATCAATCACCACTCCGGAAGGCGGAGCCGGTGTTCCATATTTAACACTGAGAGTTTTTTCGATATTGGCGCGGTCGCCTGCCGCCATGGGTTCTACGACTGCATCCAGTTGAGCCTCCGTGGGGTGTGCGCCATGATGGTGAAGGTATCGTTTGATCTTGTGTCGATGTCCCGCCATTGCCTCCAGTTCAGCTTCTCCTGGGAATTGACCGGTAACCAGCAGGGTTGTTATTAACAGGGCGAGCTTTGCTCTTAACGCCAATGGGAAGGAGTAAAAAATGATTTCCGCCATGTCGCCATCGCTGTAGGAAGGAGTGGTTGAAGGCCCGTAACCGATGGTCGCGTAATCACCGGTGCTGGTGAATGCTCCTGCTCCAACAAGTATCTCCACTCCGTCCTTGTAGATCGTGGTGTAAATCCCGTTCCTCATGTAAGAGGTAACAACATGGAATGCATCCACAGTTCCCTGTCCTGTTACGGCGGTTAGCCTGCTGGCAGCATAGGTGCGTCCATCGGTATTCTGTAATGGGCCATACGGCGTGGCGTCTGAAGCGTTCCCCCCAAGAGACCATTGCCTTACGCTCGCGCTATTACCTTTCATCACCACAAAAATAGTGTTGTCACCCGCACCCGAGATTGCTGCCAGGAGGTTAAATCCGTCCATGGATGCGGGAGTGAGACGCACCACAGGTTGCCCACCAACGATGTTTCTCTTGAAGGTCGGGTTTCCGGTTTTTAACCCGTCGTTCCCATTCCCACTGGAATCAGGCCAGACGTTTATCGTGGCACCATCGGCAAGACCGCCACCGCCAGGAGGAGTTACCGGCCCCTGTGAAGGCATTCCCAGCCAGCGGTCGGGCAGCCAGCGGTCACCCGTGCGGTGAAAACCGTAGCCGCGATCGAGGATTTCCCGATCGCCGCCGACTAAGCCTCTGTCACCATTGCGTCTCATTAGGCATTTGTAGTTATCGACCAGCACCACGATGGGCGTAATGCTGGCGCATAACTACACTCTTATGAGTAGCAACTTGTGTGCGGCACTCGGAGCGGTGGGCAGTTCAAGTGAGCGATCGCGTAGCCCAGGTAGGTTTGGCCCGGCTGAGACGCACTCGCATAGAGCGCATCGAAGAAGCCGAGTTCACCGCGCGGGTTACAAGCCTTGTCGGTGATGACAAGGAACTGGAACTCGCCCATGTGGGAAGCGTAATCGAACTTGATACCTCCGCCCGGGGCGGTGCTTGGTCGCTCCATCAGACAGGTGTAAACCGTGGGGATGAAGACGAAGCTGATGCCGTATGGCGCATAAATATACGCCGGGTTAATCAGCCGTTTCCAGCCTTTGGTGGTTGTCTGTGGCGCGAGATACGGGTAAACCCTGGCCCCGCCTGAGTCGTAACGCGGCGGGAATTTCAGCCAGACATGCTTAAAGCCGTTGTAGCTATAAGGCGTGCCCAGCGTGTTGATGAGTTTATCCGGATCAGCATACCGGAAATCCATCCGCAACTCAGGATCTTGACGGATAAGATCGCGCGACGTAACCGCATCGGTGAACAGCGCGAAGATCGGTTGATCGTTCGCACCCTTTCCGATTGCGCCTGCCGTGGCGACCGCGCCGTCAAGGACGAGCTGCGTGTAGATTTGCTCAAGCGTCCCCTGGACCAGACGACTGGTTGGCGTATTGCCCAGCGTCTGCGGTGTGAACCGCGTAGCTGCATCGGCAATAGCTCCAGATCCGGTCTCTACGATGTGGTGACCGGCCAGACTGAGATACTCATTCTGGTAACGGTTGCTCCATACCCACTCGGTTACGGTCTCAAGCTGATCCATCACGTTGCTCAAGACCTGCGCGATCATAAAATCGTTTTGCAGATCGTTGATGCAGAAGTTCTCCGTCTGGATATTTCTGCGTGCCATCGTGAATGGCGTAAGCGTTTGACCGAACTTCAGGATTTCGGGTGTAGGAAGACAGTTATTGTTGTCAATGACCGCTCCCTCGACTCCACTGGTGCTTGAAGGCACCGCAGGAATCCACTCTGATCCGTTTTCGTGGTCTGTAAGCGTCCGTTCCAGCATCATCGAGTTGATGGTGAAACCCATGCCGGTGGGCCATTCGCCCTTTTCGACATAAGCAACCCACGGATCGTTGATGCTGATCCGATTATACAAACGTGGCGACACTTGCCCTGTGAGAGCGTAGAAAGCGTTTTTGATGTTTTCGCAAGCCATTAAAAAGTCCTTTCTCTCAAACAGTTGAGCTGGATGATGTTCCTCCTCCAAGGGAGAAGGCATTCAGCTTTTTCCGGGTGGCTGGCTTCCGGTATTCAGCCGTCTGTTTGAGAACGGGACTATTTCTCGACCGCGTTACGCCCTGCGGTGGATGAGGCCGCTAATTGTCATCCGTAGGACGTTCTACTACCCCGGGGTAAGCTGGTCAACACGATTTTTCTGGCATCTGAAAGAAAATGAGTTACGAATCGTGATTATGGACAAACATACCAAGGATGCTGACCACCAGCACAAGGAAGGCGAAGGATACAAGGACTCACTCGGCCAGGAGAACCCAGCGCAGGATCTTCAGAAGAAAACCATCACCGAAGTTGGCGAGATCAACAAAAAGGCGGCGGCAGATGCCGAAAAAGCAGAGAAATCCGAAAAGCATTAAGCGTCTTCTGCGGAAGACGAAGCGCAAAGTTCGCCAGAAACCTGTGGGGGCGGGATACTGACGTCAGTTGGTATCCATTGGGCGATTCGCTTCCAGTAATCCAGTTTTTTCCTCAGAATCGGAGCGCAAGTGGTCACTTCGCCGTCCCTGACGACGAACGCAGCGCATATCGAGCGCGTGTTCACCATATAGAGACCGTCTTTCATCGGTTTCGGGCCTGCGACTTGTGAAATTCCCTCAAAAACACATCCGCGAAGGGCTTTTTTAGGTCGTCCTTCATCTGAGACTCGGCGGTGAAGGAACTTCCCGCGCTTTCTGACAGGTTTGGCTCTCCACCGAGCCTGTCATTGATGATTTTTTGGAGATCTCCCACCTTTTTCTGAGCGGTGAGGAACAATTTCCGGTAAGTGTCTGCCGCCGGAGCCAAAAGGCAGGCCAAAGCGACACGATCCAGGTCAGTGTTCTCCAAAAAGAGGCTCCTTCCCTGCGCGATTAGCTGGTCACTCTGGTCATTCCACCATTTTCCCTCGGGATCGTTCGTCCTTTGGAACACTTCCACCTTCGCTTCGTCCCTAAGACGCGCCACGGCGCGTTCAAACATGTTGCCCATCTCCTGCCGCTGGGCGGTCATCTCCTGATACTGCCTCTGGTTCTCACGGTCCCTGATCTTTTCCAGTGTTTTCGGGGCATCAGCCACAGCCCTTCTCCGGAGATCCTCGTAGCGGCGGTAGGACCGGAGCGCGTCATGCGCTTCCATCTTGGCTGACTCGGGCATTCCCTCAAAAAGTTGGTCGAGGCCTTCAAACTGGGCCTTCCCTGAGAGGGACATCACTTTGGCCAGCTCCTGCGGATCTCCCCCTGAGTCGCGCACGATCCGCGCGGCCTCATTCCAGCTCTGCGTCAGGGGCTGAATGATGTTCTGATGGAATTCCGCAGACTGCTCGACGCCCACGCGGGAAAGCATTTCCGCCATGGCCTGGTTATTCTTTTCCAGCCACTGCATCCGGGCCTGTTCCTGCGGGTCGCGCTGCGGCTGCGCCCGTAGAGCATCGGCTTCCGCTTTGACCTTCTTATACGCCTCACGCAAGCCTTTGATGCGGCTCTGCTTCTGCTCCGGGGGAAGGTCATCCGGGAACTCCGCGTCAGGCTCCGGTGCGCCCGGTGCCAGGGTAGCGTCCGGCTTGAGCGCGTCCTGAAGAAAGGAAGGAATCTTCAGTTCATCCGGAGCCTTCGGCGGGGCGTCAGGAGGCGGAGCCGTGGCTCCAGGCAAAGGCGCGGTCGGATGTTCGGGAGCGGAGGAAGGAGTGCTGGCGCGTTTTACATCCGGGTAAGCAGTGTCGAATGCTCGCTGGACAGCATCCATGCCCGGGGAATTATCAACTCCGGGCGGAGGCTGAGTGATTGTCGGTGTTGGTGGGACGATGACTGGTTCTGCCATAACTTTGGTTACGTTTTCTGTTCGTTTTGTTCCGGTTCGTAAGTTGGTTCTCCTACTGCTTCAGCCGTTCGCAGAGGTGTGGCGAGGAGACGAAGTGTGTCGCCATATTTGCTATAACCCCGGGTAAGCCCGAGTTCAATGGCTGCCCGTGTTGGTGAGACGTCTTCGTCCTTGTCTCCCCTGATGGCGTAACGCGCGGGGTGATTGTCCTCCATGAGCCGGATAACGGCTTGCAGGATTCCATTGGTTTGCAGTTCCCTGGCCCACTGGCTGGCCAGGAATTTGTGTTTCCGAAATTCTTCAATGGTCACTCGGATGCAGGTTTCTTATTGGCCTGCTTTGCTGCTGCTTCGGCTTTTCTTGCGGCGAGTCGCGCGGCGTGCGCGGCCTTGCGCTCCGCCAGCGACATTCCGTGATGAGCCTTGGTGCGCTCGACCGCCATTCCCTGCCCGGCCTTGGCCCGTTCAAGATCCAGTTTCTGCTGAGTAGTGGCTTGCGCCAAAGACATTCCGTGAGCTGTTTCCTGGTCCTGGAGTTCCATGGCGGCCTGCGCCTTCGCTGCTTCACCGGCTGTCTTCTGGGTGTCGCGCTGCATGCCGAACGCTGTTTTCTTGTCGGCCATTTGCTCATTAAAATCCTGCTTGCGAACCTTCAGGCCGTGGTCCAGTTCCATCTTCTGGGATTTGACGGCAAGGTCTCCGTGGACCTTTGCCATTTTGGGAATAAGGTCGGATGCCATTCCCATCGCCGCTTCATCGCCCACTGGCGCGGCACCGTTGCCGTTTTGTCCCTGCGCTCCCATGGCTTCCTGGACCTGCTGCTGTAGCTGGTCGGTTTTCTTGCCGAGATCATCAAGCTTCTTCTGCTTGTCCTTGACTTCATTCTTCCTGGTCGGGTCTCCCTGAAGAAGCAGTAAATGCTGTGCCATGTGCGGCCCAACTTGATGAAGGTGCATGAGAAGATCCGTCTGCTTTTGTAGATCCTCCGGCTGCATTTGTTGTGGCTGAACCGGAGCCGGAGCAACCTGCGGCAGAGGAGCCTGTGGCGGAGCCTGTCCGTTTTGAATCGCATTGGAACTGATCTCCATATAGTGCTGCATGGCGTCCTGGTAATGGGTGTCGAAATGGATCGACTGGTTCTGGGACGGTTCCACCATGGCCCTTCCGCCAGGCTGACGCAGCGCATTGTTTTCCAGCACCGCCATCGACATGTTCGCATTGGGGACGCCCTGCTTCTCGATCGGCGGGAAGAAGGAATCCACCGAATGCATTCCAACCCCGGGCAAAGCTGCGGCACGGGCGCGAAGCGCGTGGTTCCTGCTCGTTTCATCCATGTAAGGAATCATGGCGACCAGCTCGCGCGTGGTCGTGTCGCGCACCACCGGGGAACCGAACCCGATTGAGCGCGTGGCCAGGACTCGCTTCACGTTTTTGAAAGTCAGAACTTCAGGAGGAATTCCCCGCGCCAGGCATCGAGCCTTGAATTCCATCGCCTCCTGTCCCCCGGGGATAGCCGCGCTCTGGGCCGGATCGAGTAACCTCCGGACGGTTTCACGGTGCCATTTGTCGAGGTTGTTGTAGTAGCGGTTGGTTGACCCCGTGGTAAGCATTCCCTGCTGCTGCTGCACAAGCTGGGCCTGGCCGAGAGTTGGCTCCGGCCTTCCTTCATCGGTTCGCTGACGGTAGCTGCCGGTGTTGGCTTGCAGAGTTCCATGCAGTTCCCGGCGCATCGCCATCGCACCATCCAACGCCTCCGCAATCCGTGTCTGGACTACCTTGTAGCCCGGACTAACAACGGCAGCACCACCAACAAGAGCGATCTGAGTTTCCTCGATGGAATTGGCGTCCTGCGCTTCCAGTGTGATGCCGGAACCAATGACCGCGCCATCGAGCATCTGGCAGAAAGTTCGGTTACTGATGTCGCAAAAATCGTAGATCTTCGGCCCCAGCCCTTTGATAGCGTGCCAGGTTCCATCGGGACCGGAGTCGAAGAAGAACGGGCAAAACACCTGGGAAAAATTGTCGAACTTCCGACGCCGCTTGAACAGGTATCCGGTTTCCTCGGAAGTGTTTTCATAGGCCTCATTCATGTGACCCAGGTTCTGGTCGGTCACCATGTAGTGCGATACCTTGCCTCCGAATTCCTTAACGAATAGAGAAGCCACGAAAATGCGATCAGAACGATGAATCCCGTGGAATAAATCACCAGTGCGTATCGCCCTTTGGTAGAGATCATAGTTTTCAGCTCCGAATGTTTGGCGCATCTCGCGCATTGAACTGTCGATGATGGCCTGCTGGCAAAGAGGAATGTTCCAGCCTTCTCCAGCCGGGTCGTAGGTTCCACCGCGCGACATAAACTGTTCCAGCTCGTCGGCGCGGTAGGAGTGAAGGACCGCGCACATTTCCAACTGCGAGATGTTGGCCCTGGTCTCCATCGGAACCAGGATCTTGCGGCACTTGACCGCCTCGGAATGCCAGCCAATGAAATGCGGCCAGAACATGGGACCAACGCCGTTGACCACCATCTGCCACTGCTGAAGCTGAATTTCGTGATCGAAACCATCCCAGCCGTTGAGGGTGTCGGTGTATTCCTCGGTGGCGATGTCGTCCCACTGGTCAACGATGTGCGCTGCCGCGCCGTCGATCCCGAAGTTGATCCGGGCAAAGTAGGGAACTTCAAAGACCAAATCGTAGTAGGGCGTCTTGGCAGCTTCAACGATGCCTTCGCTTTCGCGCAGGTTGAAGTTGGCCCGGTGTCCCTGTCCTATGTCAACCAGCTTCTGGTGAACCCAGGGCGGGTTACCATCCATGAGACCCTGGATCTTGGTGTAACGATACATCCGCGTCTCATCCTCATACTTGAGACGCTGGACTAACGAGCGAGCGTTGCTGGCGTTACCTATTCGGGAAGATGGCCGTTCTGTTGTCTCGGGATCGAGAGAGGCCAGTCCCTGGTAAATGTCCAGCATGTGTTAGTCCTTGAAATTCTCGATGCGTTCTCCCAGGACCATTGAGTATTGCACCATGATTTTTTGCTGCCTGCTCATGCGCTCCCATTCGTCGGGAGGAACTATCTGAGTGGAGTTGTCATCGTCGAGAAAGGCGGATAGCGCGGCGGTCTTCTTGTCCAGTTCCTTCTTCTCCTCGACCACACGTTCCTGGTAGGGCTTCATAGTTTCAGGTTATCGGCGGTTGGTTCTACAACAGGAGAGGAAGGATCGTAGCTGTGCGGGTAGGGATTGGGAGTTCCCAGTCGCTTCAAATCCATTCCCATCCACATGATGGCTTCCTGGACCTTTGTTATGGCCAGGGCGCGTTCGCGGGAAGGCGGAAGCCGCTTCATTCCCTGAAGAATGCTGTCCAGTCCGTGCCGGACAATTTTATCCTCCTTGATTTCATCGAAGGGCATGTCGGTGTCCGGGTGTGTTGCTTCGTCGCTCATAATTAGAATCCGTTGGGTGTAATGATCCTGCTTGGTTCGCCCGAGGAGCGTTCATGCTCCAGGGGAAATTGTTTTCGCTTCTGCATCTCCTCGTTAATCACGTTGCGAAGGCGGGAAGTGATCTGCTCAATGGAGTTGCCCCGGATACCTTTCATGCGCTGGTTTTGAAGATCCAGGACAGAAGCGGCGTAGCCGCGCTCGGGATCGAATCCAACGTCAACGCGGAACAAAAGAATAGGGTGAGCCATCGGGAACCTTCAGGCTTTTTCCTCCTTTACCCCGGGCTTGTCAAGAGGAAGAAAATTCTCTCCTTCTTTTTTGAGCCAGCAAAAGTCGGGATACATATCTTGATGAGCGTCGGAATCGCTGCTAAGGGTTGCCATCGGAAAATGAACCTTCGCCTTGAGGAAACACTTGCAGACAGCGCAGGAACGGAGGGCAAAGTCGTAGCGAGACTTCTTATCCCCGATCACTTCCTTAACAGCCTGGGCGCAGCCAGCGCACCCCTGAACGTCAACATTCAGATAACACTTTGCACAGATGCTGGCCCTCCTGTCAGCCTCGGCCTGCGTCACATATTTCATCCCGGAAGCTATCCAGCGAGCGAACGTCTTGAGTCCGGCGGTGACGTCGCTGAAGTAAACGATCGGTGATGGACGCCTCCGGTTTGGATCGTCGTAAAGGCACCAGCCCGGAGGAAGCGTTTTGCAGATCTGTTCCTGCATGTCAGCTTCAAGCGTGGCAGGAATTTCTCGATTATTTGCGTAAAGGTGACGTCTCTCAACGTCTAGCCAGTCGGTGTAAGTCCAGGCGTGAGCTACAAAGCCGGATACGGGATCGACATAGCGGTAGCCCTCGGGAGGGCAGTCGCCCATCGTGTTAATAAGGCACAGACGAGTATTCGGGGCTGACATTGCGTTTTTTGAGGAAGCGTTTCCATGGGGAATCGGGCCGATCCTCGCTGGTGGAAATATCGTTGGGTGAAAGATGGCACCGCGCGGCTGCCACCTGCGCCGTCACCACATCGGCATCGGCCAGGTCCGGGGAATGGCGTGTCCGGTCTTTCATCTTGGCCTTGGTCTCCAGGGAAATGTAATTGCCGCGCATGGTCCACCAGCGGCGGCAGAACTCCATGGCACTTTCAGGATCGAGACCCCGGATTTGCTCGTTGAGGAGGATCAGCCGGAAGAAGAACCACAGCTCGGTGACTCGGCGGTCATATTCTTCATCCGCTCTTTTAGGGTTCGTGTTAGAGACAGGATTGCGGGAT